GCTTGCCGCTGCGCTTGGAGCCCTCCAGGGAGTTGGCATTAGTGGCATATTCCTGGTGCAAGTATGGGATGGGGACTCTGTTAGTTGAGGCCCAGAGAGGGGGATTTTTTTTTTTTTTTTTTTTTTTCTCCTACCCCCCGAAGGGCCAGCCCTTCCCTTCCCATACTCGTCCCACCATACCACCATAAACATATCACTAATGCCAACTCCCATTGGCGCACCCGTCCCCGCATGCCATATTACCACCGCGCCCCACCCCATGCCATACCAGGAGCCCCACCATGGCGATAACCCAAGACCGAATGCTCGACGTACTAGAGGACTGCGAAACCCTAATCAACCTCATCACCGAAATCCAACGCGAGCTAATGCAATCCTACAGCGAGGACGGCAATGCCCTGCACCTCAGTTGGGCCAAGCGCCTCCAAATCCCCCGCATCGCCGCCTACGACACCGAGCGCGCGCACTTCCGCGTAGTGGCAAAGCAAAACCACCGGCAGATGCTCCGCAAACGCGCAATGCGCGCGGGAGAGGACGCGGCCCTCGAGCAGCAAGGTTTAAGGATGCCAGGGCAAACCTATCGGACCGACCGAGTCTCACCAGAGCGCTTTAACCCACCAGTCAACGCTCTTCCATCATCGCCAAAGCTCGGCCGCAATCCCATCCCCCACGCTCAGCGCATCGACGAGGCCGTCTCCTACCTCAAGGACAAAGTCTCCAACTGGAGCCTGGAAGAAAAAGACGCCCTTATTGAGGAAAACCGCGCCATCATAGCCAAGGTACATCCAGACATGCCTGAAGACACCCAACTGAGCCTCGCAATAGACGAAGCATACGCTAAACGACGCTACACACCACCAGCACCTGAGCCATCAATTTTCGCCGATGACGGCTCGATATTTGGAAAGAAAAAATCATGAAAAGCCTCACCCGCACCAAACTCAAAGAAAAACTCAAATCCATGGATATGGGACCGGATATAGACGAAGATATGATCTACCAGGTCACAAAGGTCATTATCACCCTCAAAGGCTACGAGTCAGCCTTGGCCCTATCCATCGACATAATCAAAGTCGTTCGACGCGAGGCAATGAAACGCAAACTTTGGAAAGACACCTCAAAACCAAATCTCCCAGATTGGCCCATCGAATTGCCAGAGTCATGGCCGGAAATGCAGGCTCAAGTGTTTGGGGATGAATAACCGGGCGATGGTCTAAAACCGCCGCCAACGCGCCATTTTCCGGGCCATGGGCGGCGTTGCGGGATGCCCCGGCCATACCGTATATATACACGCCCCGCGCCACCACACGACCGCCACATTGCCCCGTCAATCCCATTGACAATCCACAACGTCCCATGTTACCATACTCCAGTGAGCGCAATCCCGCCCTCAGCCTCAACCCCAACACGGAGCCCACACCATGCTCAAGCTAACTTTTTTCATCCTCATCATCTCTCCACTTCTATGGGCCCTCTTCTGGAAAGTGAACATGCCATGAGCGACACAAAGCCACTCAACGGGTATATCGCCCTCTATCGCGGCAAGCGTTTGGAAGTCTATGCTGAGTCTTCCTATGCCGCGCAAACAAAAGCTGCAGCCTTGTTTAAGGCGCGCAAATCCTATGAAGTCAGTGTATATCTTGCCGTAATTAACGGCGAGCCCTATGTGCAATCAACGGCAATTTAGGAACCTCTCATGCCCAAACAACCCCAAATCTTCACCCTTCACCGCCCCGAGAGCAAGGACATCATCATGACCAACATCGGCTCCGCCAAGCCAGGTTTTCAACTCCGCAACCTGAGCGTCCTCAACTACGCCAATGGCTTCACCTCCTGGCATTACCGCGTCGAGGCCCCCTCATCGCTCATCAGCGTCCTTCCCACAGGGTTTTTCTCCCCCACCACTGACCTCATCGCCCACGGAGACCTCGTGACCATCAGCGCTCCCGACGGCATCGCCCAGGGCGCATTCGCGTGCGACAAGCCCGGCATCATTCAACTCTACCTCCTCAGCAAGGTTCTTTTCGACAAGGAGGCTCAACCATGAGCCTCCTCCACCCCAACGATAGAACCCTCCGCGAGGCGCAAAGCGCCTTCCTCGAGGCCAGCGCCGCGGCCAGCCACGCCCTCTACAAGCTCGACCATCTCATGCCCCGCAAGCAGCTCGAGGTGTGGCTCCAGGAGGCTCTGCCAGTGGTACAAGAGATGGCCCAAGCGCGGCGTCAACCCCCTTCACCGACGGTGCCTGAGGCCAAACCTCTCGAGGGCGGCTCCCACGACGGGGCGCTAGCGCCAATCATTCCCCTCACCTCCAGCAAGATCGGACCCGGCATATGAGCCACCAAGCAGAAGGCGCAAGCGCCCAAGGCGCCCTCGGCGCCAACGAGAACCTTAACGTCCCAACTCTCACCCTCACCTTGGGCTTCAACGGCGAGCTTGCCCTGGTCCAAGCCAACGGGCGGCTCTGTCCCCTCAGAGAAGGCTTTGCAGAGCAAGTGATCTTGCGACTCTTGCGCGGCCAAAGTTGGGCCAAGGCCCAGGCGCCCAGCAGCGCCCCGCAATACATCCCCAGATATGAGTACGAAGCCATCACCCAGGTACGAAAATTCACCCTGCGCGGCCGGGAAATCCCTCCCGACGTGAGCCTCAGCGACCTTGAGCTTTAGCCTCATGGGTAGCCCTAGCAACCAAAGGACCTAACCAATGCCCAACAAGCAGCCAAAATACCTTGCTGGGGGGCTTTAACTCATGCCATCCAAACCCGCTCAAGCAAACATCGCCTATCAAATCATCCCCTCCGAGCGTAGCGTCCTCACAGTAGAATGCGACGGAACCCTCGAATCCATGCAAAAGCTCGTCGGAGGGTACATTGAGTTTGTGACCGTCTTTGGCATCGGCCGCAACTCCCTCTTCGTGTGGGAGGATGGCCTTATCCGCCCAGGCGACCACCTCAACCATCCCTGGCTCTTTAAGGGCTATCCACTGCAACTTGTCGGCAAGGGCCTTCTCGTCGGCGGCCGCGGCGGCGTAAGTTGCAAACTCACCCACGAGCAGGTCCTCAGCAAAATCACATGGCTGGCGACAAGGCCATGACCACGCCGCGAAGATGACAGTCTCGCCGATACCCAAGATGGCTTCGCCACAAAGCCCAAAGCCCAAGCTGCGTTTTTTGACTCCTTTATCAAACTCACTCAACAAAACAAGGAATTTTGAAATGACCCACCCATACGAACCGGCGGCGCAGATTGCGGAACGCGCTGCAGACCGATGCTTGATTGGAGCAACCGCTTGGAATGACTTTCACAAAACCGCTGGGGAAATCCGCGCCCTTCCCCGCCCGCCGGAGCGCGTTCTGCCCGTGTTTACGGCGGATTGGGTGCTAGACATTATGCTCAGCGCTAACAATCCAGCATTTTTTCCAGAAGCCATCGCATCCGCCATCAACGCCCGCATCGCCGCATCCGGCTTTGCGCAGAGCGATCTGGCGAGCGAGCTGGTGAATGGCGCGGATCGCATTGACGACAAATCCTGGCAATACGGATATGACCGCGCCATCGCCGATACCCAAGCCCGCATCGACGCGGCGGTGCTGGCGGAGCGGCAGGCGTGTAAGGACGCGGCTGTTGTAAATCCCCCGCCCGACACGAAAGGCGCTGACGACCGGGTAGAATTACTCCGCCAGCGCGTGACTGTCTTGGAGTACGCGCTTCTTGATGTGGCCAAGCAGGCGCGTCCTTTACGCGAGTGGGGCGGCAACGTGGGCGCGGTCATGATAGCGGCGCGCAAGAATGGATGGGAAGGGACGGGCAAATGACCCAGCAGGAAATCCGCATCCGCCTTTACGCGGCCATAGGCGACATGACACTGGAAGCCGCCGCCCATGACCTAGGCGAGTTTGGCACTGTCACCGCTTGGCGCCGTGCTGACCGGCTGATGGCGGCTTACAATGAGATTGAAATGCAGCAGGCGCAAGCCGAGGCGGCTGCCCATCCCATGGTCTAGCCTCTTGATGCCCCCTGCAAACTTCATCCTAGTCCCGCGAACCCTCACCAAGGAAATGGAACTTGCTGCAAGCGGCGCAGTCAACCGATACCTCGCCTCCCTAACCACAGAGGAGAAAGATTTGTTCTTTCCGCGAATGCCCGGATGCTCCTGGCGCATCCCCGAGCACGTCAAACTTCGCATCAGGTGGGAGGCCCTATTAGCAGCCGCGCCCAAGCCCGCCGAGTCAAATACCCCAAACCTCCAGGAGGAACCGCGAGATGATTTGGAAACTTAGCCCCAAACCAAAAACTCAAGAGCTTGAGTCTGACCCATTCAATCTCTTCAAACTCGAAAAGTTCTTAACCGCCAGAGATCGCGATGCTATAATCTCCAGCCTCGAGTGGCAACTCGCCGAATTGCACGCCCAGCTCAAAGCCCAGGCGCAAAAGCAAGCTATGCAAAAAGAGCGTTTTGACCAGTTGCTGCTCCAGCTCAATGCCGTCGTTGATGCTAATGCACTGTTGCGTGCCAAGCTATGGCATAAAAAGAGGCCGCGCGGAAGCACACCTGAGCCCATGTTTAATAATCCACTATGGGACGAGCCTCAGAATCCCTAGCCTTTTAGGTCCATTGGCCCTAACATACTCGCTAGAAATACCAGGAAAGCCTCTCCGTGTCCTCAAGCACCCTATCTCCAGCGGGCCAGATCATCGCACAGAGCAGCCAACCGGGCGTCAGCGTGATGCCCTCTCCAACAGCACCTATCTCCCAGGGTGCCAGCGGCAATATCACCCCGGTCTGGTGGGCCTTCCTCCAAACCCTCTACCAAAAAGTAGGCTCCAACACCAACCTCAACCTCGGGGCTCTCCCCGGCTCCATCTCTGCCATTGGCGTCATAGCCACCGCCGCCCAAACCTCAGCCAATGAGGCCCAATCCAGCGCCTCGGCCGCCACAAGCCTAGCCCTCGAAGGCATCTACACAGAAAACGCTGGTTCTGGCGTTGGCTACAGCCGCACCATCAACGCCACCGGGGACCTGAGTTTCCAGCTCAACGCTGACGGCAACATAGATCTTTCCAGCAGCGGTGTCTCGGGCGGCATCACTGCAGTGGTGCAAGGCACCACCTCCCCAGCAACCTTTACCACCTTGTCCAATGACGGGAGTGTTATTTTCTCTTCCACTACAGTCGATGACCTCACCCTCAGCACCGGACAAATAATCCTCCAAGACAGTACATTTAGCCAAAATGCTACCATTCCATCCAATCGCAATGGCTACACCCTCGGCACGCCGACCATCGCCAGCGGCGCAACAGTCGTCATTGAACCAGGTGCCACATGGTTCATCAACCAGAGTTTTGCCACTGGCAGTGCCGCAAGCGGCACCATCGGCATCGAAGTGGGAGGCACTCTTTTTCCAACCCTCCACGCCGGACAGAACATCACCTTCGGAGGCACCTCTCCCGATCTAACAATTAGTTCTTCTGGTGGCTCAATCGGCGTAGAGTACGCCGGAACATTGTATCCAACCCTCGCCGCCGGTGCCAACACCACCCTCACCCCAAGTGGATCAACCCTGACCGTCAGCGCATCGGGCGGCGGCAGTACCGCTTCAAGCGGCGGGTTGTTTTCAGGCGTGCTGGCATCGCAGCCGACAAATCCGCCGACGACAGCCTCTATGGCATTCAACACCTGGACCAATCAGGGCGGTGCGACCTTCGCGAATGGTTTACAGGGCGTTTTGATGTATAACTCAACGGTAGGCGGGAATTGGAATTTTAAGAGCAAACCCTCGCCGTCAGTGCCGTTCACGGCGACCGTCGGGGTAATTTTCGCAAACCCCAGCTACTACAACGAAGTCGGTTTTGGCTTTATCGACGCAGCAGGCAAATTGCAGATCATCGCCGCTCAAGTCGTCAACAGCCCGACCGGCGCGGTGCAGCTATTCCTCCAGGAGTGGACCAACTACACAACATTCTCCAGCAATGTGGTCAACGCGGGTAACACCGGAGTCTTTACCGCCGGGCTGGTGTTTTTGAGGGTCAACGTCACCTCGACCACCGTGACTTTCTCCTATTCCGGCGACGGCGAGGTGTTTTTCACGCTGTTCAGCGCGGCGATCTCGGGCGGCTATCTCGCAAATTACTCAACTCTTTTCCTGGGCATTAACGTCTCTGCAGTCCCCGGCGTATCAGCCTCTTTTGTATACTACAACGACTAAAAGGAACCATTTCCCATGCCCCTACAAGGCGACATAACCGGCGCAAGCATCGTAGTCGCCGGAACGACCATTGAGCAAAACCTCGCGACCCTATTATCCACCTTCGGCTCCGGTGGATCAACCGGAGTCTTTGAGAGTGGAACCCTGTTTCCCACCTTAGTGCCTGGCACCAACATCACTATGTCAGGAACAAGCCCAAACCTCACCATTAGCGCCACAGGCGGTTCCGGTGGCTCGTCAGGCATTGTTGAGTTGCTTCAGGGAACCTTGGCCTCCACCGGCACCGCCACCGTAGGCTTGGGCCTCAGCTTGGCAGGGGCAACAAACCCAACTCTGGCCAATAGTGGCCTCCTCGATCTCAGTGGCACCACCGGCCACATCACCCTGGGGACCAATCTCAGCTTGAGCGGCCAAACCCTCAACGCGGCGGGCGCCAGCGCCCAGGAGTTCATTCAAGGCACCCTTACAGCCACCGGCAACGCAACCTTGGGACAGGGCCTAACCTTAGCTGGGGCCACCAACCCCACCTTGAGCAACTCCGGCGTGTTGGCCTTCGGCGGCGACACCGGCAGTATCACTCTCGGCCCAAACCTCACCATGTCGGGCCAAACCCTAACGGTCAACCAGGGCCTAGTGGAGATAGTCTCGGGCTCCAGCATCGGCACCGGCAATGTCACCCTAGGAACGGGGCTGACCCTCACCGGAACCGCCAATCCAACTCTCGCCAACAGCGGCGTCGTTAGCTTTGGTGGTGACTCGGGAGCGATTGTTTTGGGGCAGAGCCTTGCCATGAGTGGCCAAACCCTCAATGTTCAGGGCATCGGCACCATTCAAGCCATTGTCGGCGCCTCGACCCAAGGAGCCTCAACTCTCAACTCCGGGACCAACATCACCTTTTCCGGAACGTCCCCAAACCTCACCATCAGCGCTACTGCCGGGGGCGGCTCAAGCGCTCTGGTCATCGAGAACCAGGGCACCTCGATCGGCAGCGCCGGAACCCTCAACGCATTGGCCCCTGCGACCTTGAGCCTCAGCGGCTCGATCGCCACTATCCTCGCCAACTCCACAGCCATCAGCTCCGGCACCGTAAGCTCCGGCCAAATCATCCAGGCCAATACCCTAGGCCTCGCCGACACCAGCTTCATGCCGATAGGCCCTGGCCCCGTACAGCTCGCATCAGCCATCGGCGGCTGCTACGCCCTCGGCGCAACCACGACCTTCAGCGGCAGCGCGTTTGCACTCGTCGCCAACAGGGTTTATGTCAATCCCTTCATGGTGGCAAGGCCAACCACTATCAACAACCTCGGCGCTTATGTCAGCACCGCCGTAGCCTCAAGCACCTTTTCGGTGGGCATCTACGCCGACAATGGAGGCTCCGGCGGCAACCAACCAACCGGCTCGCCCCTCACCAGCGCCAGCGGCCTCTCCGGCGCAACCACAGGCACAATTTTAGGTACTGTGGGTACCCCCTACATCCTCCAGCCTAACGTCATCTATTGGCGGGTCTTGGCCACCTCCGCCGCCATCACTGTTAAATCCCTGAGCATTGGCGGCGACTCCTTACTCCTTGGCCTCACCTCGGCCGCTATACCTGTGCCAGGGCTCTACACCACCGGCAGCGGCTCAACGCTCCCAGCGCCCTTTTCGGGCGCCTTGACCAGCATTGGCACTAACCCCCCACCAATGATTATCAACACCTAAGCGGCCAAAGGCCCCCTTTGAGGTGGTTGACAAATCGCAATGCCCATGTTAATGTTCCATTTGACATAAGCACTCTCGCTTATGCCAATGCAAAATGGAGCAAAACATGCCTGCAACACTCGTTCCCATTGTCGGAATGCACTTCCGCCCACCAGCCAAACTCGTCCTCGCCGGACTGCCCGCCGGGGCGCACCTGCGCCTCGAGCCCGAGCCCTCCAATCCCTACGACGAAAATGCCATCAAGGTCCTCTGCGATCCCAATGACATGGTTGAGGGCTACCTCGCCGAGATCACCGACCAACTCGAGGACTACGGCAGAACCCCCGAGGAACTTCTCAAAGAGACAGACCTCCACCTCGGCTACGTCGCGCGCACCGAGACCCACAAGTGCCAGGGCATCCTCGGCGGAGTTTTGGCCTTTGCCGGAGACGGCAAACCCCTCTGCGAGCTGGATGATCCCCTGCGCGATGCGGAGCACCTGGGGGACGAGCCCATAATGTGTGACGTGTGCGGCGAGAACGAGGTCGAATTGGAAGGAGATGCCTGCGAAGAGTGCCTCGATCAAGAATAACCTCAACCCCTGTGGTGGGCACCTGCCCACCACTCAGCATCGTCATCAAAGACAAGGAGACACTGAAAATGCCCCAAGGCCACCTCAAACCCAAAACTAGGCCACAAGTGACCCTCACACCGAGCCCCCAGCAGCAGGCCATCATCGACGCTGCGCGCAACGACAGCCGCTCGATTATGGTCACGGCCTACGCTGGCTGTGCCAAAACCTCGACCCTCGAGATGCTCGCCGCGGCCTTACCACAGGGCAAGCCGACTCTTGCTTTGGCCTTCAACGTCAAAAACAAAAAGGACCTGGAGGAGAGGTTCCCGCCGCACTTCGAGGTCAAAACCATGAACGGCCTCGGCCACGCTGCCTGGGCGCGCGCCATCAACAAGAGACTCAACCTCGATGCCCAAAAACTTGCCGGGCTCATCACCTCAACTCTCAAGGAACTCAAACTTGAGACGGATCAGGAAACCTGGGGAAACCTAAAATCCATCGTAACCTTGGCGATGCAACTCGGCCTTGTGCCCAAACCCTACCCCCACCAAGGCCTCATCGAGGACACCAAAGACTCTTGGCAAAAAATCGCCGACGACGCTGGAGTTGACGTCAGCGAGACCCTCCTCGACGTGGCCAAAGTGATCCTCAAAAAGAGCATCGCCCTCTCATTCGAGGGCACTATCTCCTTCGACGACCAAATCTACATGAGCGCCATCTATGGGGGAATTTTCCCCAGGTTCCCTGTGGTCATCGTGGACGAGGCTCAGGACCTCAGTCCCCTTAACCACATCATGCTCAAGCGCAGCGCGGCCGATCGTCTCATCGTCGTCGGCGACCCCAAACAGGCCATCTACTCATTCAGGGGCGCCGATAGCGCCTCGATGTCCAAGATCAAAAACCTCCGTGAGCAATGGATCGAATTGCCCTTGAGCGTCACCTTCCGATGCCCCCAAGTCATCGTTGAGCGTTCGCGCGCACATGCCCCCGGCTTTGAGGCATACCACACCAACAAGGTCGGCCACTTTGGCCACCTCAAACCTTGGGAGCAGCCCGAATGGACTAAGGAGGACCTCTTGGCGGCTCTGCCTCATGACAAATGCTCCTTGGCAATCCTCTGCCGCAACAATGCGCCGCTCTTGAGCATGGCTTTCAAACTCATCCGCGCGCAAGTCGGCTGCGTCATGCTGGGGCGCGACCTCGGCAAGGGCCTCATTGTCCTGAGCAAAAAGCTCTTCCCTCTCGACGACACGCCCCTGGGAACTTGTGCCCAGGCCACCCAGGAGTGGATGGACTCGGAAATCTCTCTTGCCCAGGCAAACAAACGCGAAAGCAAGGCCGAACAGGTCCGCGACAAGGGGGAGTGCCTCCTGGCCGTTTGTGACTCCTCTGGGGCCAAAAATGCCGGGGAGATCAGGGCCAAGCTCGAGGCCCTCTTCACCAATGAGTATGGGAAAGTAACGCTGGCCACGGGGCATAGGGCCAAGGGCCTTGAGTGGGACGTGGTTCTCCACCTGGACCCCTGGCGCGTGCCCAGCAAATTCGCCAAGAGCCCTTCCCAAATCGAGCAGGAGCACAATTTGAGGTATGTCATAGAAACTCGTAGCAAGAACATACTCTTGCACGCTAACCTTGAGGATTTCATCAGTGCCTGATTTGCCAATTAAGTTTGAGGAAACCCTCCCTTGCCAGGGCCGCGACCTCCGTGAGGTTTACTTTGATCTCGCCCTCCAGGGCACCTTGTGCGTCCATTGTAACTCCGAGGCCGAGGCGCAAGCCTTTCGCTTTGCGTGCTACCGCGCGCAACGCAAGAGATTTGCCTGGAAGAGCATTGGCATCTCTCGGAGGGGCAAAGACTTGATTTTTCAAAAGCAAGGAAACTGAGATGACAAACAACACCCTCCTCCACAACGCCCTGGCCGAAAGCCGCCAGCAATTTATTGCCCTCTACAAAAAGGGCGAGTTCACAGCCGCGCGCGCCAAACGCCAAATCCTCGAAGAGGCCGAGCGCAAGATCGCCAATGGCCTTGAGGGAGAGGCCCTCAAGGTTTTGGCCAAGACCAAGGGAGCAAAGTCATGAGAGGTGAGTATGTACGGCTCGTTAGTAACTCCCCACGACCTTCTACTATTGCTGAAAGATGGAAAAGGCAATACTACAAGGATATCCCTAAGCCAAAATGGTATGACCACGGCAAGGAAAACATCTATCTTGCACTGATGCTTTTGCCTGATGATGCTACCATCGAGCAAATCGCCAAGGCCATAGGCAATAATTCATGGACACACAGTTTCTGCACATTTTGCTCAACATATACCCTGCGCGCTGTGGAAATGGGCGAAAGGTACAGCTCCAGACCCGTTTGCCAAACTTGCATCAAAGAAGCCTGGGACCTATTATCCAACCAAGTTGGTTGACATTCCACAACAACCATGCCATACTTGCCGCGTCAACTCAACAGGAGCCTTTCAATGGAATTAGAAAAGTTAATAAAAGAGATCAACTCCGCCGGATGGTTCATCAACAACCTCTCCCAACTCGACGCCTACTCATGGCGCGCATCGCTCCGCAGCGAAAACCTCATGTTCCTCCAGGCCGATAGCGACACCGCAGAGGGGGCGCTCAAACGCGCCCTGGCAAACACGGCTGAGCCGGGGTTTAGTCTTCTCGACAAGAGGTTCCCTTTCGGTGGCAAACACCTGGGTTTGGAGGACCTGGGGCTATGACTCGTTTGACAAGCAACTTCCAAATCTCTGGAATGTTCACCAATTACATAGTTGTTTGCTCCGACGGCAGCATCGGCCTCGCTGGTGAGCTTATTCTCAAACCGGGCGACCCAGCCATCAACTGGTATTATGTAGTGCAATTTGGGCCAGACGGCCCGTTTACAGAATACAAGAGCATTGAGTTGCGCTACGCGACCAGGAAGGAAATCCGCGAGGCAGGCCTCGAGGGAGTAGGTTGCAATGCCCCACCCAGGTGAGATGCCAAAAGACTTCGAGCAGGCAATTTTGTGGCTCGAAGAGCAGTCTCTCTACATCCACAGCTTTTGGCGTTGGAACCCTGACATCCAACCAACTCCTGAAACCAAATTCTATTGCTCACTTTCAACACCGCGCCCCCACGTCAGCAACAAAGTCTACGCTGCCGGGAGGGCGCAAACGCCAATGGCGGCCTTGGTAGCCGCCTATGAAAACTACCTCAATCCGCCGCTGCCGCAAAAACGCCTTCCCACCATCAACAAGGCACAAACCCTATCCCTCGACGATCTTGGTCTCTAACTTAGGAACAAATAAATGATCTGCTTCAGCAACCCTGGCCGTATCAATCCCAACGTCATCACTCTCATGGGCGTCAACGTCAAGCCCGGCTTAACCAATCCCATTGGCCACTTCGGCACGGGGCTCAAATATGCCATCGCGGTGTGCCTGCGCCTCGAACAGCGTATTTCCATCGAAACCGACGAACTGAGCTATAGGTTCTCCCTCGTCGATACTGACGTGAGGGGCAAGAATTTCTCCGTCATCCACATGCAAACCTTCAAACGCCAAGGCCCCAACCGCGAGCTAGGCGTTGTGCCAAGCATCTCCCAACCCTTGGGCTTCACCACCGAGCTGGGCAAAAATTGGGAACTCTGGATGGCCTATCGCGAGCTTTGGTCCAACGCTCAGGATGAAAATGGCCTGGTTTTTTCCTGCGGGAAGTATGAAATCCCTGACCTTGACTCCACGCGCATCTACGTTGAGGGCGCGGCCTTCACCGAGGTTCACGCAACGCGAGGCAAGTTCCTCCTCGACAGCGAACCCTACATGAGTTTCCCCAAGTTTGACATCCACGCAGGGCAAAACCAAGCCTTCTTTTACCAAAACATCAAAGTACACTCAAGGACGGAGAAACCCTACAAGTGGACCTACAACACCAAGACCAAACTCACCTTGAGCGAGGATCGCACGGCTGATAGTTATTGGGTCAACCAGTGCCTCGTCGACCAGCTGAGCCAAAATTGCTCCGAGGACTTTCTCTACGAGCTCTTCACCTCGCCGCTGTTTGCAGAGTTTGACTTGCCCTGGAATAACGTATCATCCTACCTCCCCGAGGACGGCCAGTTCGACCGGGCGGTCCTTAAGGCATTCAAGCGCAAGGGCATGGACCAACTCCCCGATGGTTTGAAAGCCTACCTCCGGCGGGAGAGGTTTGACAAGGCTATGAGGTATAAACCCTACAGCCCAAGCAAACTCGAGCTCAAGATGCTTGAGAAGGCCAAGGCGTTTATCGAAAACATGGGAGTCAAGATCACCTTCCCAATCGACTTCTATGAAGAACTGGGCAAAAACATCTACGGCTTGGCCAAGGATGAAAAGATCTGGATTGCCCGCGGATGCTTCGACCTTGGAACCAAATTCCTCGCCGCGACCCTCTACGAGGAATACCTGCACCTCGAGCACGGCTGGGCAGATGGCTCAAGGGACTTGCAAAACTTTCTCTTTAACAAAATTTTCTCCCAGCAGGAGGAAATACTCGGAGAGCCCCTCTGAGGACGCATAGCGCCAAAATCTTAACCCAAACCAAGGACCAATCTCATGCTTACATCTTTCATCAAGTCTCGCCGCGCTGTCACTGCCATCGAATACGCGCTCATTGCTGCGCTCATCGCTGTCGTCATCATCGGCGCGGTGACGAGCCTGGGCCACGGCGTCAGCAATACCTTTGCCAAGGTTTCATCTGAGCTTTAGGTCGCGGTTTCTCGTCCCACCTTTATCAATCTAAGGTGGGACGAGAGAGCTGCCGCGCCGCCCATTGGCACGCAAAAATAATGGCAATCCTCAACACATAGGGCTTGACGACCCCGGCGGTGCCATGTCATACCATACATGCGGCGCGATGCCGCGCCATCAAACCGGAGAACACCATCATGGCTAAGGCCAAACACAAGGAACACACTGAAATGAACGCCGAGACCCCTACCGACGAAGCCCCCGTCAACGCCTCTGGCGTCAAGGAACAGGAAATCACAATCCAGGACATCGTCTTCCGCATTCCTTCCCCCTACCACGACGGCTACACCATCAACGCGGCCGAGGCTGCGGCCTTGAACCAGACCTACGCCGAGAACCTCCGCAACAACTTCGCCAAGAGCGTCAAGCAGGCCAAAGAGGCCGGTGCCGAGGTGGATGTTTCGGAACTTCAGGCACAACTCACGGCCTACGCTGAGAGCTACGAGTTCCAGGGCAAACGCCGCAGCATCGCCACACCTGTCGATCCGGTGGGCAAAGAGGCCCACAAGATCGCCAAGTCGATGGTTACGGAGGCACTTCAGAAAAAGGGCATCAAGATCAAGGACCTGCCCGAGGGGAAGCTCGAGAGCCTCATCACCGGCCTGCTGGAGAAAAACCCGGCCATCCGCGAGGAAGCAGAGCGCCGCGTCGAGGCAACCAAGGCGGCAACCGGGGACCTTTTCGACAACTTGGACCTCGACTAAACCTTGTCCAAGGGTCAGGAACCTCTGGAGATACTCTACCAGGCTTTGGCCAGCCCTATCGGGCTGGTCATTGCGGTAGGGGACTTTGTCAAAGACCAAGCCAAACTCTACCAGGCTCGGTCTAAGAGCGGAGACCCTGACCTCGAAGTTTTACAATTCCGCCGAAGCCCACACAACCCTGAACAAGAACTTTGGATAGTGAAAGGAGCAAAGAAGTGACCGACCAGCAAGCGCAAGCGCCTCAGTTAGAGCGTGCTCAGCACCCAACCCGTGATTTCTCTCACGTCATCCAAACTCTCCTTGCGGGCTTCGCCCCTCGCACTCAGGTTGAGGTGTGGATCGACGGCGAGCCCCCAAGCGGGGCGCACCAGTGGAGCCAATCATAATGCCCAAGCATGAAGGCGAACCTCTCGTCCGCAAGCACGTCATTTTGTACCAAAGTGATTGGGAAAAGATCGAGCATTATTTCTTGCCGAGAAAGATCGGGGCCTCATACGCCATTCGCAAAATCGTGCGGGCATTCTTTATTCAGAGTGAGGCCACGGCGGCGGCAAAGGCAAAGAGGCTTGATCCTGTCACTGACCTCGGCAAGATCGACCCCTCGTTTGACCCTAGTGAGGGCCAAAACTAGGGGCTAAGCCACGCCCCAAGTAACGTCAAAGTCCTCCCACCTTCAAGGGTTAAGTCCCAGGAGCCAAAAATGTCCGAACAAGCCAATCCCCTCGAAGAGGCCGTCCCGACCTCCCTCGACGAACTCTTTTCGCGTGATCCCCTCAAGCTCGGCGAACAGGACATCATAAAAATCGTGGAGGAACTCCGGCGCATGAGAAAGAATTTCCTCCTCACTGACAACGAACCCAAGGCTGCGCGTAAACGCGCCCCCAAGGCCGCGCCAATGGACAAGGCCCAGGTCCAAGCAGTTAATTTAGACGATTTGGGGCTCTGATCCATGACCCAGCGCATCGTAAGCCACTGCAGAGGTTGGAAAAACAACGGAGAAGATGCTTGCACAGCTGTCCTACGTGAGGATGGTGAAATCTTAGATTCTTGCGGCGAGCCTTGCCGTTGGGTTATGAAAAAGTCCGGTGAAGGTCTTCCACCATTTCTCAGTCCAGAGCAAGCGATTAAAGAAATCACGCTTATCATTTTGAGGACCGCGGTATGAGCTATCTCAACAACTCCTCATTTTCCCTCCAAGTTCCCAAACTCCAGCTTGGGTGGGACTCTACCTCCCTGGGGCTTTTGAAAAGTTGCCCCAAACTTTACGAATACTCCATCATTCAGGGCTTTGGCCCGCGTGAGGAAAGCGTCCACCTCACCTTTGGCATCCTCTACCACCAGGCCCTCGAACGCTACGACCACTACAAGGCCCAGGGCCTCACCCACGACAAGGCCACCTTGCGATGCGTTGAGTGGATGCTTCACGCAACCTGGGACAAGCGCATGGGCAGGCCCTGGATCAGCGACATGCGGGAAAAAACCAGGTTTACCCTGGTCCGCACGGTAGTTTGGTTCCTCGAACAATTCGCAGATGACCCTATCGAAACAGTCATCCTCCGAAATGGCAAGCCCGCCGTAGAGCTTTCGTTCCGCCTTGGCATGGATGACTTTGTCGCCTCAACCGGCGAGGAATACGTTCTCTGCGGTCATCTTGACCGCATCGGCAAGCTCAACGATGATTATTTCATCGTAGACAAAAAAACCTCCAAGGGTCCAGTCGACGCCAACTTCTTCTCCAAATTCTCCCCCGATAACCAAATGAGCCTCTATAGCTTCGCCGGGAAGATCGTCTACGAGGTGCCCATCCGGGGAGTCATCATTGACGGTGCTCAAGTAGGAGTGACCTTCTCTCGTCTCCAGAGAGGGTTTGTGCCGCGCACCGATGGACAACTCAGAGAGTGGTATGACTCGACCAAGTTTTGGATCAAACAGGCAGAGCACTTTGCCCTCTCCGATTATTGGCCCATGAACGACAAATTCTGCGCCATGTACGGCGGCTGCGCCTTTCGTGAGGTCTGCTCGAAGAGCCCGGAGGTCCGCCAGGAGTGGCTCCCCAAGATGATGAAGAGCCGCCAGTGGGATCCTTTGAAAACAAGGGGAGACATCTAGTGGACCCCGCACAGCTCCCTCCACTTTTTCTCGACCCATTCATCGACTACGATCCAGAGGACCATCATGCCCGAAATAAAAATCACTTTACAAGGCGAACAACAAACCGATCTTGCATTGCTCGAGGAGTTCCTCGCCATCCAACTCGCCAACTTCTCTCTTGGTCCACGCCCCGGCAAGTTCGTCAATGTTTTGACATTGGCTAAGACCCTTCGCGACAAGAACCTCACCTTTATTTTTGAAAGCACCCCAACTGATGAATAACTTTGTTTTTCGTATTGAGGCTATGAATAAGATGTATGACCTGCCAGTCAAGGCCATCCCCGAGGCGGGGGAGGACTTTGAGGAGCGTATTTGGCAATTCCAAGATATCCTCCAAGAGGAAGTCAAAGAGGCAGAAGATATTTGTGCTTTCACAGACGACCTTGATCGCCTCGTAGCTTTGGCCGATTGGCTCGGCGACATTGTCGTTTATTGCTTTGGCGAAGCCGCGCGGCACGGCATACCCATCGAGGCAGTCCTCGAGATCATCATGGACTCCAACGCCAGCAAGCTTGGGGATGATGGCAAGCCCATAAAGGACGCCCGCGGCAAGTTTCTCAAAGGCCCCAACTATTGGAAACCGGAGCCAAAGATCAAAGAACTCCTCTCTCAAATAATGGGGGCCTAGCCAGTGCCATCCCTCATCGACCACCACTCCACCAACTCATTAAAGCTCCTCTACGTTGGGGACTCCGGTGCGGGCAAGACGGGCTCTTTGGCGAGCTTGGCCTCGGCCGGTTACAACCTCCGCATCATCGACATGGACAATGGCCTGGATGTTCTCAAGAACATGCTCACTGATCCCAAAAGTCCATACCAGAAGGACTCCGCATCGCGCGTCCAATACGTGACCTTCACCGACAAACGCAAAAACTCCAACGGCACCTTGGTCCCAACAAAGGCCGAGTCCTGGCAGAACGCCATCAAAATGCTCAGCCATTGGAAGGAAACCGATGACTCAGACCCAGCAGTTCCCCTGCCACAGCGCAAGGTTTTGTGTGACCTCGGCCCGGTGGCTTCATGGGGCGAAAATGACATCTTGGTCCTCGACTCCCTAACCTTCCTCTCCAACGCCGCCATGCAACTCATCCTTGCTATGAATGGCCGTTTGGGCCAGCGCCCGCATCAGAGCGATTGGGGCCTTGCCCAGGACCTCGTCGAGGGCCTCTTAGGGATGCTCTATTCCACCGACATCAAGTGCCACGTCATCATTCCCTGCCATATCACCTACATCGGCGAGGAAAATGGCCCGGTACGTGGCTACCCTAACACCTTGGGCAAAGCCTTAGCTCCCAAGGTCGCCCGCTATTTCAACAACTGCTTGATGGCTCAAACATCAGGCCAGGGCGCAAATCAAAAGCGCGTCATCAAAACATCAACCGTTGGGGTCATCGAGTTAAAAAACTCCGCACCCCTCCGAGTTGAAAAAGAATACCCTCTCGAGTTTGGCCTTGCCCAATACTTCAAGGCCATCAGGGGAACAGAACCCCAGGTGTAAACCTGTGGTAGGGTGCTCTGCGCCCGCTTTGCGTGCCTAACATTTAACCCAAACTATGAGGTCTACAACAGATGGTTGACTTTTCAAAACTCCTCTCCAAGAGTGCCGATGAAATTTCCAAACCCAAACCCCTCCCGGTCGGCACATACAGCGGCGTGGTTCAAAAATATGAATACCTGGAGGCCAAGAACGAGAACAAAACCCCATACGTGAGGTTGACGCTCGGCGTCACATCCCCAAGCGATGATGTGGACCAGGACGACTTGGCTCACGCGGGGGATATTTCCAAAAAAACCCTCCGTAAGGATTACTACCTTACCGAAGACTCTCAGTACCGCATCAAGGAGCTGGCAGAAGGGTGCGGTATCCCCACCAGCGGAAGGTCCCTTGGGGAGTTCATTCCCGACCTCAAGAACGCCCAGGTCCTCATCAGCGTCACGCATCGTTCCTCGCAGGACGGTACGGAAATCTACGCTGATGTGGGGAATGTGGTGGGGGTATAAGCGCCCCGGCGGAGCCTATTGTAGCCTAAAAGTAGAGGGCCAATGTGCCCTCTACTCCTACAGGGTAAGTTAAAATCTGGAGTCCAAGTATGGCCATTACTAACCGCTATAAACGAGTCCCCTGCGTTGACATAAAGATCGACCGAGAGAAGCGCCAGCGCAAGATCATCGACACCAAGGACCTCAAAGACAGCATCGCCCAGCGAGGGGTTCTTAACCCCATCATTGTGGATAAGGACCTCAACCTCATCGCCGGTGAGCGCAGGCTCATGTCAAGCATAGAACTCGGCATTGAGGACATCCCGGTGAGGTTCTATGAGAGTCTCTCCCCAGAGGAGGCCCAAATCATTGAGCTTGAGGAGAACCTCAAACGCAGTGATCTCTCCTGGCGTGACAACGTCGAGGCGGTGGCAGCAATCCACTCCCTCTACACCGCGCGGGAAGAAAAGTGGACTCAAAAGCAAACAGCTGAGAGTCTCGCCATTCACCCTGCCTACGTCGCCCAGATTTTGCGCGTTTCGCGCAAACTTGACCAGCCGCGCATTCGCGAAGCGACCTCCCTCCAAGGCGCCATCAACATCATTAATAGGTTCGAGGAGAGGCTCATCGGCGACGCCATGAGCGACATTCATGAAAACACCGCGGCCCTCTTCGCCCCTAAACCACAGGCCCCCGCAAGGGACCTAGAGCTAAGCATCGAAGATCTGGCATTACCGCCAAGCCCAGAAGGAGATCCTAAACCACCGCAGGCACCGGCCCTCAAAACCCCCAACGCTGTGCCGATCTTCCTCGAGGACTTTGCCCTTTGGGCACCCTCTTACAAGGGGCCTAAGTTCAATTTCGTCCACTGCGATTTCCCCTACGGCATCGGCCTTGACTCAGGTGGTAGTCAGACGGGCAAAAACTCTATGACCCTCTACAAAGACGACGAGGAAGTTTATTGGGCTCTCCTCAAGGTCTTCTGCACGAACCTTGATAATTTCATGGCCCACAGCGCCCACCTCATGTTCTGGTACTCCATGCACTTTCACCAAGAGACTCTGGACTTTTTTGCCAAAAACGCACCGAGCCTGGTTTTCAATCCATTTCCTCTCATTTGGCTCAAGTCCGACAATATGGGGCTTTTGCCGGATCCTAAGCGCGGCCCTCGGCGAATTTATGAGACGGCACTTATCGCCTCGCGCGAGGATCGCCAGATCGTGAAGGCCAAGTCCAACGCCTACAGCGCCCCGACCGACAAGCTCTATCACCCCTCCACCAAACCCGAGCCGGTTCTCAAGTATTTCTTCGAGATGTTTGTTGACTCGGGCACCAGTATTCTTGATCCCACTTGCGGCGGCGGCTCTGCTCTCCGCGCAGCTGAGGCCCTTGGCGCCCAGCGCATGGTTGGCCTTGAGCGGGAAAAGGAGCATTTCGACAACGCCGTGAGTGCCTACAGGAAGTTTCGCATCCTGCGAAACGCATAACTTAGGAGAAAATCTATGGTCAAGGTAAACCACAAATACTCTGCCCAGGCAGCCAAACTCAAGAGACGTGCCGCGGCGCTCAAGGGGTGGCAGAACAAGAAAATAGCCGCTCAAGTCGAAAAGGCAACTTGGATGAACGAGGCAGAAGATTATGACTTGACTCAAATGCAGCAAGAAATTCCTATCGCAAACCCCAACCTCGCCACAAACATCCTCACCGAGGCGGCTGGTATTGTGGGCGGCGTTCGCCAGACAACCCACGGTGCCAAGGAACGCTCCTTCATTGCCATTTCCGAATTGTGGAACACCTATCTCCGCAATCGAGTTTTGCCCGATGGCACTGATAGCTCAATAAGCCCCGTCGATGTGGCTCAAATGATGGTTCTCCTCAAGATCGCCCGCTCCATTCAAGGCAAACCCGCGCGTGACCACTATCTCGACGAGGCGGGCTACGCCGCCATTGCCGGTGAGCTTGCCTCCAAATGATCCAAAATGAGCATTGGGTTTTTCTCATCCCCGAGGCAAAACCCAAATACTCAAATTGGACCCTCACCGGCCCGGCCCGCAAGAACAAAAACCACTTCGAGGTGGAGTGTAAATGTGCTTGTGGGAAGGTCAAATGGGTGAGATTCCATTCGCTCGCCTATGGCGCAAGCGAAAGCTGCGGTTGTCTCAGACACCTCGGCCGCTCAACTAAGGTCCTCTACCAAGGGCACAAATATCTCATCAAAGACATTTGTTATTTGCTGAAGATATCATGGCAATCTGTTTATTTTCGCATTCGCGAAAAGAACATGACTCCCCAGCAAGCCTTTGACGAGGTTCTTTCCAATCGACCAACCAAACGACCTAGAAAGCCCAGCCATCCATGAATGAGTCTCTCTTTGCCCACACCCAAGGCCCCCACAACGCTCGAGTCGTCATTGTCGGCGAGGCCTGGGGCCAACAGGAGGAACTCACCGGACTGCCCTTCCAAGGCGCCTCCGGCCAAGAACTAACGCAAATGCTCTCCGAAGGAGGTATCTTGCGGCGCGATTGTCTCCTATGCAATGTATTCAACTCTCGACCACCGGGAAACAACATAGAGGAGTACTTTGATGCAAAAACCGCCGCAGGATTGGGAGGAGTGGCGGAGCCACCACTCCGACTCGGAAAATATATCAAAGAATGCCATCTACCCGAGTTGGAAAGACTTCGCTCTTTGCTTTCTCTTGTTCGCCCTAATCTCATCATTGCTCTGGGCAATACTGCTTGTTGGGCTGTTTTGGGTACTGCCAAAATTGGGTCTCTCCGCGGTGCCGTAAGGTATGACTCAAGGGGCTTCAAGGTTCTCCCCACCTATCACCCGGCGGCTGTGCTTCGCCAGTGGGCCTTACGCCCTATCGTCATCGCGGATTTTATGAAAGCATCGCGAGAGCGAGCCTTTCCCGATGTAAGGCGTCCAGAACGCACCGTGACGGTCAACCCAACATTTGATGAGGTTAGGAATTTTTGCTCCCAAGACCATTCGATTTTGAGCGTTGATATTGAAACCGCACGCGGGACCATCACTGAAATTGGCTTCGCCGCGCGGCGCAACTATGGCTTGGTTGTGCCCCTGGTAATTAGTAACTCTTGGGAAAGCTATTGGCCAAACGTGGAGACCGAGGCCAAGGTTTGGACCCTCATCAAAGAGATGCTCGAGAAGCCTATGCTAAAGCTATTTCAAAATGGGCTTTATGATTTGCAATATATTTGCAAGATGGGCATTAGGCCCAGGAACTGTGCGGCCGACACTATGCTCTTGCACCACGCCCTTTTTCCAGAACTTCAAAAGGGCCTTGGCTTTCTTGGGAGCATCTATACCGATGAACCTGCATGGAAGCTCATGCGTACCGCCAAGCAAGACACGGTCAAAGCCGATGAATAAGGAGGTTCAAACCAATGAATGAACCACTTCCACCCCGCAAAGTTACCAAGGGGGATCTTTGCTCAGTAGAGGGCTGCTCAAAGTTTGTTCGAGTTCGAGGACTCTGCACAAATCACTACGAGCGCGAACGCCTAAGAGGAATTTATTCCACCGAGACCAATCCAAAAGCATTGGTCAAGCTATGCCCAAACCACGGAGATGAAAAAGTCCCTGCCAAAGTACGTGGCTTATGCAAGTCCTGCTACAACTACTGGTATCATCTCCGCAAACATGGCCAGCATAAAAGGGAGCCCAAAAATGGACCAAGAGTTACCTAAACTTGTATTCATCGAGTCCCCTTACGCAGGAGACATTGAGAAAAACTCCCGTTACGCGCTAGAGGCCCTCCTCGATAGTATCGTCAAAGGCGAAGCCCCCTTTGCAAGCCATCTTCTCTATACCCAGGTTCTCGACGATACAAAATACGATCAACGCCTGCTTGGGCTCAAGTGCGCCTCGGCCTTTCGTGCCAAGTGCCAACTCCTGGCAGTTTACACTGATTTGGGGATAAGCCCCGGCATGAAACTTGGGATGGACCATGCTCAAAGTTTGGGTATTGACATTGTCTTTAGGAGGTTGTATCATTGCTGACTCAGAGCCCCTCCAGGAGCAATTTCCATGACTGACTTCTTCACCCATGAGTTGGTGCAGGACCAGGTCCTTCGCGAGAACCACCAAATCTACAATGGCTTAGATTGTATGCTTACATTGGAGATTTATGAGGAGCTAAAACGCACATACAACCAAGAGCCTATCTCATATAGGTTTGCTCTTGCCCTTCAGGCCCCGGTTTTGGAAATCATGCAAAGGGGCTTTGCCATTGACGAGACCGAGCGAAGAGCGTTTGCCCAGCGCCTCAAGGGGGACATGGAGAAACTCTTAGCTCTGCTCGATCGTTTTGCCAAGGCTGTCTGGGACAAGGGCCTCAATCCCAGATCACCCCAGCAAATGAAGACCTTTCTCTACGAGGTTATGGGCTTGCCCAAGCAATATGCCTCGGCAAAAGGCGAACGAAAGCTTTCAACAAATCGTGATGCCCTCGAGAAGCTCGAACTCCATTATTATGCCAGGCCCATCATCTCGACAGTCCTTGCATACAGGGATCTCGCTAAGCAACTCTCGGTCATTGAAACTGAGGTCTCGGCTGATGGCCGGATGCGAACGAGCTATAACATTGCTGGTACTGAAACCGGGCGCTGGAGCAGCAGTGCCTCTGCCGACGGCACGGGCTCAAATCTCCAGAACATAGCACCGGGCCTTCGGCGCATTTTTATCGCCGACCCGGAATACAAGCTCTGCGTCATTGATCTTGAGCAAGCTGAGAGCCGCGAGGTTGGTTGGCTCTGCGGGACTCTTTTTGACGATTGGACCTACCTTGATGCCTGCTATGCCGGGGACTTGCACACCACTACGGCCAAACTCATTTGGCCCAACTTGCCCTGGCCCGGTGATGCTAAAGGGGACCGAGCCCTTGCCGACAGCCAATTCTACCGAGAATACTCCCGGCGCGATATGAGCAAACGTGGAGGCCACGGTTCAAACTACTACGGCAAACCCTTCACAATGGCGCGTCACCTCAAGGTCCCCGTCAAGCTCATGGAAGATTTCCAAAGCGCCTATTTCAAAGCCTACCCTGGCATCCCTCGTTGGCACAAATGGATCGCACAGCAAATTCAAACCCTAGGCTACCTTGTGACGCCTTTTGAACGCAAAAGGCACTTCTTTGGCCGTGTCAATGACGACACCACTTTGCGCGAGGCAATAGCCTACTCCCCCCAGAGTTCTACAGCCGATAGGACAAACCTGGGACTTTGGAAAATATGGAAAACCCTTGGCAAAACCGTTCAACTGTTGGCCCAAACTCATGACTCGGTGACTTTCCAATTCCACCAGAGCGAACCGACCGGGGCCATCATCGCTCAGGCCCTGGAGTGCATGAGAGTTGACATATCTGCCAAGGGCCGCACCCTCGTAGTCCCAGGCGAGGCCAAGGTTGGCTGGAATTGGGCCAACTTTGATCCCAACAAAAACCCCGATGGTTTGATGAAATGGAAAGGAGAGGACCATCGCGAACGACGCACAGGCCTTAATAAAGTTTTTTCCTAACCAAGACAAAATAAGGGCTGCGCTCGAGTGGACGACTGGACTGACCTTATCGACAATTTCATGGCCTATACTAAGGGGATACCCTCTCCAGAAATCTTTCGTCTCTGGGCAGGGATCTCATTGGTAGCGGGAGCACTTGAGCGCCGCGTGTGGTCCGAGACCGCCAGGAGTGTACTTTATCCCAACTTGTATGTATTGCTGGTGGCCCCGCCTGCTGTTGGCAAAAGTCAGGCCCTAGCCTTCGTCGAAGATCTTTGGTACTCAACGAAAAAATTCCACATCGCCCCCAGCAATGCAACCAAGGCAAGCCTCATTGATTGCATCGAGGCCGCCGATGGAAAGCGTCTCGTAAAGGGCCAACTTATCGAGTACCATTCGCTCCTAGCGGTAGCAAGTGAATTTGGTGTCATGATCCCAGAGCATGATCTGGAGTTCCTCTCCGTCCTTACCTATATCTACGATAATCCCCCTCGCTATGGCGAGAACCGCCGCTCCCTCGCCAAACAGGTTGACATCGTAAACCCTCAGCTCAATATGATCGCCGGAACCCAACCAGGGTTTTTATCAACCTTTATGCCAGAGGTGGCGTGGAGCCAGGGCTTTACCTCCCGGCTCATAATGATCTATGCTGGCAGCGCCCCCAGGGTCAGGCTATTTGGTGATGGCACTAAGGATCCAAGGCTAGACCTCCGCAAGAAACTCATCTCCCAGCTCACGCACCTCTCCACTTTGTTTGGCCAGGCTACTTGGTCCAAAGAGGCCGAAGCCCTCCTCGAGGCCTGGATCGACTCCGGCCAAGAGCCTGTTCCCGACCACTCCAAACTCACCAACTATGCCTCAAGGCGAACCCTACACATTCTCAAGCTCTCAATGGTCGCCGCGGTGAGTCGCCAAGGCAAACCCACAATCGAGGTTGAGGATGTAAGAACAGCCCTAGCGTGGTTACTCCAGGCTGAGGAGGTCATGCCAGACATCTTCCGCGATATGACCCAAAAGAGTGACTCTCAGGTCATGCAAGAAATGCACTTCTTCATGTGGAAGCTCTGGGTCAAAGACAAACAGCCCATTCACGAGAGTAGAGTCATTCATTTTCTTTCCACTCGCTTGCCCGCCGATAAGATCGGCAAAGTTGTTGAGATGGCCGAGAAGGCCAATATCATCACGCGCAGCGCCGGGAGCACCGCCTGGATACCTCGGCCAAGCAACGAGCATGGGGTGGAATGAGAGGGCGCACTTGCGCCCCTGGTCCCACTGTAGATTGTCTATGGTGTGACCATTACGCAAACGCAACGGCGCATAGGATGGCCACACAACGGCGCGCCCGATCCGGCGGTATTGCCACCCCACCCCACACCGGCACCCATGCCACGCCCCGCCACGTCAACGATTTCCGTCATATTGCCCCCATGCCGCACGGTCATTTCCCGCCCGCCGAACGGCAAACAACAGCATTCCAGCACCAGACTTGACAACGCCACGAAAAAATGCCAAGCTCCCTAAATAACAAGGAGCTTGGCACAATGTTAGCATTCTTTTTCGCCTGCGTGTTCTTTTATTCTATCATTTCTGGCTGTTGGAACGAGGATTACGAGTCTCGCCAGCGGGAAAAATGGGCCAGGAAGACGTTCAAGAACCGCCCCCACCAGCAAAATACTGTTGCAGAAGATTTGGAGAACTAGGGCCAGCAGCCTGGCTTACGCCGGAGGCCAGCGCCTGTGCCAAGGCATTTCTCATATCCGGTAAGGGATGATTAAGGCCCCCAGGGCGCAACGAGGTTGGCCCGCCCGCCAGCTTGCTCAAAAGATTTTGCTTATACATTTGAGTTTTCTCAAATTGAGGCAGCAAGGTATCGTAAGCAGCTTTTCCCGCAGCAGCCAAGCCAATCCCTCCGGTCAAAATAGGCCCCCCACCGGCATAGTGTGCCAACGCAGTAGCTGGGCCGCCAATCAACGAGTCCTCTCGAAGATGACTTGGGATGCTCTGCGGGGCGGGGTTCTTCTTCCCCGTCAGGAATGTCTCAGCAATCGTGGCGAGTTCCTGCTGCCGGGGTGTAAATTTTACATCAGCGTCCCCCGTCGAGTCATAGTAGTGTTTGAGAAACGCTTGGGGTGAGATGGTTCCAGTGAGAGGATCTTCTGCTGCCGCTTTGGCCACCACATTAGCCATCTTATATTCCGCTTTAGCATTCGTGAGATTATCCAAGGCCGCGCTGCCCGCCCCGCTCCGCACCTGGGCGTTGGTGAGGGCCGTTTGCAAAAGTTGCCCCATACGCCGAGCCTCTGGATTGGCTGAGGCCAAAAGCCTCCCAACCACACCGCCAGAGGACTCCTTGGAGGGCATTGCGAGCATATCACTGATAATACCTCCAGGGATCGAGGCGGAGCCATTGTTTAGCTTGTTGTGGGCAGCAACCGCATCGAGTTGATCTTCGACTTGTTTGACCCTCTCCCGACCCACAGAGCGCCTTACCGCGGGTACTGATTGATCGTTAGGGTCGGCCTCATCAAGATGTTTAAACCCTGAATAAATATCACTCAAGTCGGTTTTTAGTTGAACTGCGTTTGGCCCAGAATAATCAATCGGAACCGCTGCTGCAGCCTTGGCCACCGCTTGCCCTTTATCATTGAGGATTGCAGTACGCTCTCCAACAGGCAGGTTTGGCTGAGTTTTATTATAGCCAAGAAGTTTAAGTTGCGCCGCGGTAAAAGCCTCATTTTGTTCAGGACTCGAGGCTTGGTAGCCTGCAATGTTTCCTGCAGTTAAAGGTATGCCATGTTTGTCTTCAGCAATCTTGGCCAGGGCTGCGGTGGCAGGGCCTACCGCCCCGCCCATATTCGGCACATGGTAGATGGAGTTTTTGAGGGCACCATAGGCGCCCCCAGCAGCCGGGCCCAAGACTCCCGACATCAGCGCCCCTGTGCCAGCACCAAGTTCCGCCTGTGTACCGGGGCTTTCCTGGTTATTAAGTGGGGAAGTCACCGCTGCCGCTGTACCACCCTGCACCGCCCCACCAGTAGAACGCGCCAAAAATCTTAACAACGGGTTTGTAATCCCGCTGGTAGGGCCGCCGGTCACAGCCCCAAGTCCCGCCTTGGCCCCCAACGAGCCAACAAGCCCCCCAGCGAGGCTCGAGGGGATAAGGCTACCAGCAAACTGCCCCAGGGCATTCTCAACTGGATGATTTTTGGCAAAGGCATTAAGCCCCTGATCGAAGATCCCCGGCTCCTGATTTTCACCAGTGACCTCTCCACCCAGAGTCGGCTCGTTCATGTCCTTGGCATAGGTCTGGCCAAAAGGCTGCCCAAACAAAGTCCCAACCCCAGCATCAATCCCGGACTTGATCTGCGGAAGGAAGCCAAGAGTCGCACCATTGGCAAAGCTCTCGGCCAAGCTCCCAGGATCAACCTTGATGTTTTTAAGGTCCCCTCCATATTGCTGGTAGTGAGCAAGAACCTGGGTGGGGTACTCAGTGTATGCCGGGGTATGGAAACCAGTGATGTTTCCCAAGTCACTTGCCAAGTCACTTGCTACTGTATGCGGTCCCTCATTATATGCCCGCAGCGCGTCATTCCAGTTCCCAAACTTCTGGTACATCTGCGCCAGATACGCCGTACCCTTGTCGATATTATCAGCAGGATCAAAAGGCTTCTGCAAGCCCAAACCTTTACCCGTATCAGGCTCAATTTGCATAAGCCCCTGCGCCCCGGTAGGGCTAACAGCCTTGGCATTGCCATTGCTCTCCGTGCGTATCACGCCCGCCACCAACTGCGGAGGGATGCCATACTTCTCCGCCGCGGCCTGGATAATCGGCGCGTAGGGTTTGATGGTAGCATCCCACTTTGAGGTATCAATCGGATCAGGAGGCTCAAACGAGAAGTCATTGCCATCGGCCCCGCCACTTGCCTGAGCCTGAGCCGCACCACTGGCTGTGGTAGAAAGTGCCACCGCGGGGGCACCCTGGGCCGCCGGTGAGCCGTTAGGCACTCCACTAGGAAGGGTAAATGAAAAGTCATTAGGATCAGGCGCACTTGCCGCCTGTGGCGTCACTACCAGTGTCGGAAGCTGCGCCGGGGCGCTTTGCATAGGGTCAGCCATTATTGTCCTCCCGTCGGGGCGCTCTGCGCTGGAGTCACCACAATTTGGTCAATCGAGGGATCATATTTGTAGGTCGCTCCGTTGCCAGCGGTGATCGCCACATCAGGGTGCGCCTTGAGGGCATTGATCAGCGCCTGCGCTCCGGTGTTGCCCTGCTGCGCCAGCTGGAGGAGTCTCGTCGCCCCGCCAATTTTGCTCGTGGGAGAGTTAACGCTCGCCCAGGAGCCGGCGTTTTTAGGAGTGAGGTTATTGGCCTCTGCGTACTTGCCCCAGGCTTCTGGCACATTGCCAGGGTCATTGGCATGGGCCTGATAGAAAGCCTGCTGTGCCTGGTCATAAGCCAAGTTATTGGCCTGGGTATTGTAGAGGTTTTCAAAAACCCCAGCGACCTTATCAATGTCAGGATTGGCCCCAGCCAATGCCGTAAACTCATCATTATGGCCTAGACCAGCAGCCTGGAATTGATTGACCACATTGGCATTGAGGAGTTTAATGAGCGTCTGAGTCGCCGCCTGCCCGCCACCAGCAATCGCATCAACAGTGCTCTGCGGCACCGCCCCACCAGTGATCTTTTGCAAATCCTGGGCAATAGCCGCGCGTGTCGAGGCCCCACCGCCAGTTTTGACCGTGGACAAGAGATCCATGACCTCTTGCTGCGTATCCATGACCTTTTGCTGGACGGGGATGCTATTGTTAAGGGTTTTGAGGGTCTTCCCAAGCGATCCTGCATTTGCATCAATGGCAGCCTGGGCGTTTGGCGCAGGCGCTGCGGGAAAGCCAATAGACCCCCCACCAGCAGAGGCTTGCGCCCCAGGTGCTTGCCCCCCAGCGGCTTGCCCTGCCACTGTCGCTGCAACACTTGCCGGATTGTTCACATTAAACCCTTGCGGTACAGGTGTCCCCTGGGGCACAACGTCGCCGGGCGGCAACGGACCCACAAGCGGAGCCAAATCTCCCGGCTGCGGCGCCACTCCACCAGCGGGCGGTACTGCTGGCGCACCCGGCGTCATCTGGCTTGGTGCAACCACTCCGCCTTGCCCAGCCATCTGATCCGCCTGTGCCTGTGTAACCATCTGTTTTTGCCCATTGGGAAGCGTAATCTGCACCAGACCACCTGCTGCCTCTGGACTCATCGAGTTGCCCAAGGCCACACCAGTCGGCGCAACCTGTCCAGTAACCCCATTGGGCGCAATTTGTTGCTGGGTTGCTCCGGTGTTGACAAACCCCGTACTCCCCAGCTGCGTCTGCAACTGCTGCAGCGCTCCCATCGCCTGTGTAGCATAAGGGCGGATATACAATTTCAAAGCATCTCCGCTGGCGCCTTGCGGGACCCCCTGCAGAAATCTCAAGGCATCTCCTTGCATCATGCCATCATCAGGGTATTGATCCAAAATCGCTTTTACTGAGTCTTGGACATCTTTTTGCGTCGGGTTGGGGTTTTCTTCAAGGCTCTGCAATGTGGAGGCAAAAGTCGCCGCGCGTTTCTCAGCATTGTCATAAACCAGCTGGTGAAAGTTCTGCGCAGTAACGTTGGCCTGCTGGGACTCAGGAATGAGGCTGGAGAGGCCATAGGCCAAATCAGGGTTATTTTTGCTTGCCGCGATGACATTTTGGATATTGACAGAGCCATCGGGATTGGTCTCATTGGCAAGGGCCTGGCCCAGAGCCTGCTTTGCCCGCAAGTCTCGGCTCAAGCCAATGTTCTGCAAGATGGAATTTTGGTTTGAGTTGAGACCCTGAGCAAGGCTCAAAATCCCCTGAGCACTCATACCGACAGGCGCCTGTGGCGGGGCCATATTTGCGGTGATCGCATTGACCTGCGCTTCACTATTGGAGTTAAAACCGCTCATTAGTTTGCTGCTCCATTCTGCCCGTAGGCCGGTGAAATCCCAGCACCCGCTTGGACCGCATATTGGTCAGGCTGGTATTGCGCCGGATCGGTATTGGTGTAGCCAGATTGTCCCTGAAGCTGGTTAAGGGCATATGCCCCGCCAAGGTTGCCAATGGTGCCCAAGGCATTGCCATATGGCGCGGCCGAGCCAGTAATACCTCCAGCCTGCGCAGCACCACCAGCGGTGATGGCACTCCCTGCCCCAGCAGCCGCCCCGGTAAGCGCGTTGCTCCCGGCGATGAGCGCCCCCGAGTTGCCAAGGTTGCTTGAGGCATTGAGGCCATTTTGGGCTTCACCATTGAGCATGTTGTATATTTGCTGGTTTTGCGAGAGATAGTTTTGTAGCTGTTGGTTATAGGTACTCTGGGCCAAACCTGTGGCATAGTTGCCCGCGCCCTTAATAGCCGCGCCGCTTGAGGCCAAGCCCTGCGCTGCAAACCCATTTTGGGTGGACTCAAGGCCCTGCTGTAGGGTAAATTGATAACCTGGAGTTGAGGCCAAATTCGCCCCGGTGAACTGCGCGGTGAGCTGTCCAATCCCATTGCCTCCCGGTCCGCTTCCAGTGAGGCGCGCCAGAGCATTTGAGGCATTCTGCCCATTGTTGATGTATGGCGCGAGGCTGCTTCTTTCGTAATTATACTGCGCTATATCCTGGGCATTGGCTTGTTGCCCAGCCTGCTCTTGGAGAAGGGCCGCCTCTTGGTCAGCGTTAGATGCGGCCCTGCCTGCCTGCCCGGCGGCATTGCTTTGTATCAAGCCACTTCCAACCGTTCCAACAAGCCCAACTACAGCAGAAGAAATGGCCACGAGTTTAGTCTCCTATCCACTTTGATAAAACAGTTTCAACAGGTTTGTAGCCAAGGCGTTTCCACAGAGGCGTCATATCAAGGCTCAACTTGGTCGAGGTTACTATCTTTTTAACCCCTCGAGCCTTGAGACTTTCTTCAGTAAACTTGAGCAATTTGATCCCCGTCATACCACGGCGAAAGTCCTTATGCAAGAAGTAAACATCCACAAAAGACATGAGAGTGGACTTATACCTGAGATGGGGCTTTACTATACTCGAGTGGTAGCCAACAACTGCCCCTGCACAGCGGGCCACCACGACATGCAGTTGCCCGCTGGCGGCAAGATAGCCATATTGGATCTTATCAACGTCCATAGGGATTTTGTCCCTATCAGTGCCAACCTCAAGCCAATGGCTTTCCAGCAACTTCTCTATCTCTCCAATGCAACTGAAGTAGTCTTCGACCGCAAAGGTCACCTGGCGTGTTTGCTCAGCCATGTCTAATATCTACTATCATCACAATTCGATCTTCAGCCGAACCATTAAAAACTTCATGCTCAAGTTCATTGCGGAAAAACCAAACCTCCCCAGAGCGCATCTGCACTTGCTCATCCTCACAAGTAAAGATCACCCCCGGCGCGCACCTAAGCATCAGTTGATACCTGGTATAATACTCTGCGTGCGCCCCGGAGTCCGAGTGCTTTGCAATAGCGCAGCCTGGGGCAAGGCGTGTGATGATCGCCCGCCCCAAGCGCTCACCCTCTACACTCCGCATCAAGTCGGCAAGAATTGGCCTGACCGGAAGCTTCGCCGCGGCGGGGAACCAAATACTTTCATGCTGGTCCATCAAGCTCACGCCAGCACTTGTGGTGTACTCGCCAGTAAGTTGATGTTGGGAGAGATCATTAAACCTCACCAGAATGTCATCGGCCTGGGAATGAGGGCTTCCTGGAAAGGTCGTTCTGATATCATGAGCGTTCCAAAGCTCCGGCTGCCGCATAACAGCGTGCAAGAGCGCCGAGAAGTTCATCCCCTCGGCGAGGCGGTGAAAGTTTCTCATTAATTTGCCTCCGCTAGGATGGCTTCCCACCTTTTCTGGGCTTTTTGCATTTCATAAATGACAGAGCCAAAAGTTTGTACGAAATCCTGCAACTTATCAACATCCTTTTGCGTCACCAAACGATACTGGTCGATGGTAATATCATAAATATAGGGCCTGCCATCGAATTTAATGGCAAGCTTTTCTTCTAGATCGAGGGCCTTATTTGTCTCAGAGTCAACGGTCATCACACAGTTTCCTTTTCAAATCACCAGCGGCCTGCTGGCTAGGTCTTCATCACAGCAAAGTCTAAAAACGCGCCATTCAGGGCAGAGGAGCCGTTGAAGCTCCATTCCAATTCAAAAACCACGTCCCGCCCCAGACCAAGGCGTCTCCATGACGGCACGCTCAAAAAATCTCCTTGCGCCCCGACCGGCTGGTAAACCTTATTTCCAAAGGTCTTTCCCTTGTCCAGGCTCCATCTCAGCGAAATGAGCACCTGGGTCCTGGTGTATTGTTGAGCCCAAATGTAAGCATTGCCACTGAAGTTAGGGGTCACTATGGCCGCCCAAGTCCCATCCGGCGCAGCAGCAACTTGAACATACGAGGTAGGCGCAACAGTGCCACTGGAGGAAATCCCAACCTTGACCTGGTCCGAGGCCGGATAAACCGTTCCACCAACTGCCAGCGGCACACCATTCTGGGCCGGCGCCAGCGGGGCGTTGACCATAACTGTCATGACACACCGATTGAAATTGCAGGTGTGACGGCCACCACGCTAGTAAAATTCGTTTGCTGCGCCCAGCAATAGAGAGTCTCCGGTTGCGGCGCCTGGACGATAGTCAAGCGGCAAATTTGGCTTACCTTAATAGGGATGTTTGGATTGACAACTGTCATCCGTACACTCTGCGAAATCTTCATCACAGGGTTCGGATTGATTACCGACCCTCGAGTTACCTGACTCGCTTTTGCCGAAGTCGTCATGCTGACAACGTATATCCAATGGTGGTGCTGTTAATCCCGCTCTGTGTCAGCAACCCCAAACCTGAGAGAAACGAGGTAAAATTATCCTGTTGATATTCATAGCTCGTGCTCAATCCTACAGAAGTGCCCAGGGCAGAGTTACTTCCCGAAACTATCTTATTCTGCAACGAGCGTGAACCCGCATCAGTTTTTGCCGCCGCGGTTCGCACAAAAAGCGCAATAATGGTACTCCCGGCAGGCACAGACAGTGGAGTGAAATTAAAGGTATCTGTTTGCCCCACCGTAGAGCTTGAGTTATACGATGTATCCCCATCCATCGAAGTCTCGCTAACCTCTTGCCAGTTCGTATTGGCCAGAGGAGTAAACTGCACACTCGCGTTGGAGATTGGAAAATCCGTCTGTACCCGACAATCTCCAGGCAGCCCCCCGGTACAGATAAGCAAATCATCCAACTCCCCACCGCCACCACCGCCTGTCAGGTAAACCGCGTTCATCGTCGTAATGGTTCCGCTGGAACCCGTTATGTTTAACCCCGAGCCTGAAGCAATCGTCGATGTGCCATTGAGCATAATTGTGTAACTGCCACTGGCTCCAGACTGGACCCGACATTGCAAGTGCGACCAGTTATTTTGTGGCAAAAGTGGAATTGCTGTTTGATACGAACCGCTGGCGCAGGTAAAAACTACAAGGTTTGTATTGGAAAAGTCAAACGTCGCCAAGATGTCACCAGAGACAATATCCCTAAAAGTGAAAACAAAACCAACCGATGTCGATGTTGGCTGCACCGCGACAGCAAGCGTAAGGTCCGACTCCGCGGGCAAGTTCTGATAAACCAGATAGCCGTTTCTTCCGACGATGCACTTGCCGTTAGTTCTCCCCGTACCAAAACCATTGTAATACCCAATCTGCGCGTACTCCGTAGCCAAGTCCACAGCGTTATTGTAGTTATCAAACCCATCTGCCCAGAGTATCGAAAGCGTCATTTTTAACTCCCCGGCGTCAAAACGCCGCTCCATGTTCCATCACCAGGCACCGTAGCATTAACCCAACCACTTGTCGGCGCGACAGTTGGACTAGTGCCTAAGGCAATTTGCACCGCATCTTCGGGGTAGAAAACTGTGCCCTCAAATGCCAAGGGCACGCCAAATGTTCCCGTCGTTGGAGGCCCTACAAACGCAATCGTCAGGGTCGGCGTTGCCACAACCACTGGAGCGCCCACAGGGGCAAACAACTCCGTCTCTGGAGTTCCTCCGGCCTCAAAGTCAGCAATAAATTGGTCATACCTGATGCGTTTTCCCTCAAGATGGCTCAGGCCAGTCTTAGGGTCATAGCTGGTAGGAAGGTGTGGAAAACCCCGCACTCGTTTGATGGGCGCGCCATTATCAGTGTAGTTATTGAGATCAAGTTCATACAAGTTCCCATTTTCCCAATCCCCACAAACAACCTTGCCATAGGCATTCGCCATGCAGTTGGCTCTGTGCCTATGCTCAAAGCCGTTGGCATCCATCCAGCAGCGCTCATGCCAAAGTTGCTCCGAGTCATCCCAAACAAAAGTCCTATCAGCCGCTGGAAACGTCAGTAAGTAAAAAGTATGCCCTTGCTGCTGGTAGGTCATGCCAATAGCATCAGAAATTTGAATAAATCCACTAATCACTTGCTCAATGGCATGGGTGCTTATTCGCGTGACCTGAGCATTTGAGCCATTATAGACAACGCCCTGGCCTTGGGCATCTTGCCCCAACCACCATACATGAGTGTCACTCACCGCCACGCTTGCCGGGGCCGCACAGCCATGCTGGAAGAATGTTCCCTGAACTTCCCCAAAGGGAAAAAGTGTCGCCCCGGCGTCATACCACAGCTCAGTTGTTTTGGTGCCTAAAACCCAAATATAACGCTGGCAAACGGCCAGAAACGCTACAAAATCAGGCGAGCCGTTTTTTGAGACAATATAGAGCGGATCAAAGGTCAAGCTGTTGCTTAGGGAACAATAAAATTGCGCCGTGTTTGGGACACTAAACAAAAAGTATGAGTCCAAAAATTCCACATTTACACTTCCGACAAACAATCCTGTCGGATCGTTTATCTGCGCAAAGGTACTGTAGTTATTTAAGGCCCACGAATAACCAAAGGTGCTTTCATCAATGAGCACTACATCAATACCATTATCCTTCATATAGCAGGGGCCGCTGTTCGTCGGCAAAGTACCAAATTGTATCCACTTAAAGACCGAGTTAAAATACCCAACATTGGCACCAATAACTCCAAACAGCACGCCATTCGAGGCGGTGTACAAACACCTTACTTGGAAGTCAGGGGTATTTGTTCCAATCAGCGTAAGGCCCGGCGTAGGATAGCAAGTCGTTGGTGATGGCGCATCATCCGTCCCGCCTTCGGGATAGAGATTGAGGCACCTCTGCGCGTTAGCGATGAAGCTGCGGCTCTGATAGAAGCCCTGCTGGAGAGAAATCCTTGTCATCTATTTTGGTCACTGTAGATGTTGTAATTTCCGCGACGTACCAGATCACTCGGCATCGACAAGCGCCCCACCTGGGGATTTGCTCCACGAATGGTATTGAGAGAGTCCTTCGCCATCCCCACTACAATAGGGTTGGGATCAAGCTGGAAGGTCGGCGCCAGGCGCAATGCAAGGTTCCACTGCATTGCATTGACATACTCGAGCGGCATGGAGATAGTTTGGTTTAGGGAGGTAAACTGCGCGAGGTCCTTCTTATAGGTGACATGCAGCTCATACAACGTCGCTGGTAAGACCGGCCAAGTGTAGAGATCCCCTACCGGAAAACCCGAGTCATAGTACAAAAACGACGAGAACGCTGGCATCGTTTTGAGCGCAATTTTATTATAGTCTTCCCTCGCCAAGATGATTTCCAGAGGATAGTCAATGGGCAAGCCCCCATTAATATTTTGGCGGAAGAACGCACTTGAGATGGAGTTCGGGCGCGGCGATACGGGGATCATAGCATTGGGCCCGATGGTATAGCTCACCGCCCCGGTCGAAGTAATAAAACTTTCGATTAGCTCATAAACCAACCAGCGCTTGCGTGACCACTCCGCCAGCATTTGGTTCAGCTTGGTCATCGCATCGGAGACATCTTCGGCCCTGGGACTTTGCCCAACACCCACAGCACCACAATCCTTCAACGCAAGCAGAATGATATTGAGAGGAGTTATTGTACTGCTGAGGGTGCCGCTCATCAAGTGTGTTCCTTACTTGATCGCCGTCGCAGGCGCTCCAGGGATATTTCCTTCCGCATCCGGCGGTGTCAGGTGCCAGCCGAGCTTCTTGTTCGTCTCGATCTCCTCCTTGGTAAGCGCCTCGCGATAGCCACTTTTGCCCTTATACATCGCAACGGGAAACTCCTGAAACTCATAGTCATCAAACTTCATACCATCGTAAATGGTATGCTTCGCTGCAGTACTTGCCATCACACACTCCTTTTATTGGATCAATTCGAGGTATACCCTCACCCAAAAAGGGGGCACAAGGCCCCCTTTCAAGTGTGGTCGCAAGCGGCCTAGTTGGTCGGCACAACATCAGCAATTACCACTGCCCACTCCGGCCGGACATACAGATACCCATACAGAATATCCATACGAGTGATGAACTGGTCAGTCGCGATGCTGTACGCTGTGACCATACGCATCGAGATACCATCGTACTGCTCGCGCGCTGCTTCATGCACGCCGCGCGGCAGCTCCAGGTCCGCCGTCGCCATTGTGATGGCCTCCGGCACGTAGCAGAAGTTCTTCACATACTGCGAGGAGGGCTGGATCGACCCGGCAAGGTTCACCGCGGAGCCGTTGGCAGGCAAGCTTGCTACCGTCTGGTATTGAGCCTGGGCGCCGTTGGCGGAGGGTCCAACAATCGCCGGGTAGATCGGGATGGTCGTGGCACCTGCCAGCACATTGGCCGTGACAGCGAACTGCCGCAGGCGGCCGGTGGACTGCTTGGTGATGCGGTTGACCTGATAAACACCAGCGATGTTGATGATGTCGCCCTGGTTGAACGTCCCGGCCAAAGCATTGACCACCAAGTTGAGGCCCGTCTGCCCCGCACCATTCACCGTGGCCGCGCCCACAGCCGATGAGCCAGCGGTATGCGTGAGAACCGTCTGATCCTTCATCCAGTCAAACCCAAGGGCCTCTTGCATCCGGCCCGTGGTGTACTGTTTGGAGATCGTTGGCTGGGGGTTGAACAAACCTGCGAGGCTTGCCAGCGCGTTGGCCTCCGTCTGGGGCGAGTTGACGATCTTGCGATTGCCCACCGGCGCCGAGTTGTTATCGAGGACCGCCCCAGAGTTCAGGTATGTGGTGGCGTTGGGACTCAGCAGCGTCGTGCCGCTGAGGTTCGTGGTGATGTTGGAAACACCACCCTCGCTGCCAGTCATGATGTCATAGGCCACCGCACCAGCGATGTTGTTGACCGCCGGGGCAAGAATGCGCTTGGAATAATCGTCCAAACTCAGGGCCCGTTCCGCCGAGCTGAAGCTCACGTCGACGCCGCGCTGGGTGGCTAGGACCAAGGTGGTCGATGGTTCGCTGGTGTCTTGAACCTGAGCGGCTGGCCCAAGTCGCACAGTGTAGTCATTCGGCAACCTGATCCTCAGCGCGGTGCCGATTTTGGCCCCACCCTGAGCAAACGAGTCGTCGTATTGCGTGTCGATGTGCTGGAGGAAGGCATTGGTATTACGCCAAAGGCGTACAGCCTCCCGCGTAATCATGCCAATGGTGAGAAGTACGTTTGCCATTTCGAGAAGACTCCTGGTTTTGGGCAACGCCCAAGGTTAAGTTGAACAAAGGGTAAACACTCAGCAAGAATAAATCTCTAGTCTCATGCTGGGTGATCTGCCGGTTGCCAGGAGCCGACTCTTATCACAGGCACGCCCATCAAGTTGGGGCCAAAGGCCCAGGGCTTGAAGTAACCCCTCGCCGCGCTCGCGCGGCAGTCCCAGAGCTTATACCTGCTCAGAAGGTATCCCAGGAGGGATCTCTCTCACCGGCGGCGAGCCTCCACTTGCTTCTCACGCCATGCCATCCACTTATCCAGGGGCATGTCATCAGGGTTGCCGGTGGTGGCCTCGTTGGGCGTGCGCCCGGTCAGCGGCCGGATTGGTTCATCAACCTGCGAGGTAGATTTGACCTTCGTCAACTTGTCGCCGAGCTTGGCGACCGCAACGGCCATCTTGAGGGGCGGCATGACGAGAACCTTCGCCGCCTCATCCATGTGCTCGCCCAGATAGTGCAAAATCTGATGGCTGGGCCCTGCCTCAATCGCCGCCTCAATTAGCGCTGGCGGCAACCCCCCAAGCTTTTGAAAGTTCGCAATCTTGGAGTCGAAATCAGGAAAGGTTTCTTTGCCCTTGAAGGCGATTTCATCGCAGGTGCGGTTGAACTCCCTTTCCGCTGCAATTTGCGCCGCCCGACTCTCCAGGGTCTTCTCGTCAATCACAGGTGGGGCTTCTGCCGCCGCCGCGCCTGCTGGAGGCACCTGCTGGACTTTGGCCTTAGCTTCCTCTTCGAGAGCCTTATTCCGAGCCGTGAGTTGGGAGATCCTTACCTCATACCAGGGCTTGTCCTTTGGGGCAGCGGCGGTGCCAGAGGCACCATCACCGGCGGTCGGGGTCTCAGTCGTCGTAGGAGCAGCTGGCGCCGCGGTGCCCTCTTGGGCTTGCCCTCCTGAGCCCTCTTGGCTCTCCGACCAACTTACCCTATCCTTAAACCATACCAAGTTCATCACCACTTGCCTTTCCTATTGCACCAGTTTGGAGCCCAACTTTCCTTCGTGGAAATTGCGCTTACGAGGTAATTCTGAGTCCTTGACTAAGGCATCAAAAATCACTGCCTTCAAGTCTTCTGGGAATCCACCGCCGAGCATTCCCGCAAGCGTGGTACGAGCCTGCTCAATGAGCTGGCCGTAGGTAAACTCAACGAAGGAGGCCTCGGTCACAAGGCCACTTTTCACCTGCGAGGTGTACCAATGGTTGTCCTTGCAAAGTTCCTCGAAGAGGGCTTTGGCCATATCTTTAGCTGTCTCGGCGATGAGTTCATGAACTACTTTGGGCATCTAGCGAGTTCCTTTTCCTGCGAGCCACGGTGACGGCTCCAAATTACTGTATTGGTTTTGAGCATGATAATTATCAACATACTTTTCCCATGCCTTTTGGACAGCATCAGGATTGATTTTGGCATTTGCTGTCTTGGGTTCGGTGTACCAGGGCGGCACAGTCGCTACCTGCTGTGGCGACATCCCTGCACGCTCTTCAATATTCCGGCTTTCAATCTCTCCTGCCAGGGACTGGTAAGCATCCCAAGGGTTTGTCAGAGCATAATCAGGGAGATCACTCCCAGGCGGCAAGTTGTGCATCATGATTTGGAGCTTATTGTGCATCTCAAGCCCAGTGTCTGTGTTGCCACCTGGGGCAAAGCCTTCTCTTTCTTGAATGGCATGTTGAATTTCATGCAACAAGGTTTCCTTGGTCTCAACAGGATTGAGGTCGCTCGCCACATAAATGTGCTCCGGCGTAGCAATCGTGCCTGGAGTGTAGCCCCCATAGATGCTAGAGTCATAGACCGTGCCGCGCGGGGCACTGACAACTGTCATCTTTGCCAAGTCGGGGTAGGCCTGAAAAAGTTTTGGATGGTTTAGCACGGTTTCCAAGGTCGTAGAGATCCCTGGGGGATTTTTGACCGAGGTCTGCATGGCGCTCTTCTGTTCATCAGTCATCCCCGCCACTCCAGCATTTATTCTTGCCTGAGCCTTCCCAAACAGCGACGTGATATTGGCCGAGCCGTCAGGGATTTCATATCTCCACTTGTTGTCAATGGGGTCTTGAAACATCCCTGTTTTACTCCAAATCTCATTCCGCGAGGCGGGGCCTTTGCCTAGGCCACTCACAAGCGAGTAGCCTTGCTGGAATGCCTGAGCAGTATCAAGATTTCTCTTATCAAAGGTCTTAGACCCAATCCCTGCAAAAACATTGGGCCCCACACTATCAGCCGGGTCTTTGGCCAATTCCGGAGCGGCGCTTGCTATGAGGGCATTTGTCGCCTGGGGAGTCACCTGACCTGTTGTGGTCCCCTCCAACAAGTCAATCCCCCCATTAACAAGGCCCCTTACCATATTAGGCACCGCCAGGCTCACCCCTCCCTGCGGCCCCATTTTAAGCGGCAAGACATTGCCATATTGATAGCCCTGCTGCGGTGCAAAGTAAGATCTTACCCCTGCCAAAAGGGAGTTTTGACTATCTCCCACTTGTTCCGGGTTGGCATAAATCGGGCCGCTATCACTTTCCCCAACCAGCAGGCCGTTTGGCGTGATTGCACCGCCCGCTGGCAAAGTCTGAAGTTGATTGCCTGATCCTGACACTTAGAGCCTCGGTAGGGTTTGGATTGGGACTTTTGGTGGCGGCAGTCGCGTCCCCACAGGGGGGCCTTGAGGCGGCATTGGCCCCGACTGAGGCCCTGGTGCCTGTGGCCCTGACGGCTGCGGCGTAGGCGGTTGGCCACCGCCCCACGGTGTGAGGGGCGGTGCAGGATTGGTGCTCTGAGTGATGGGATTGAGCAGAGTGGTGGCAAGGGTCTCCCTTACCATCTGCCTCACAAGCTCAGCCAACCCGGTTGGGTCCTCCTTGAGATCCTCTTTGAGGACCTTGAGGCGCTGTGTTTCGGCATTGTAGGCCTCAACATCCCTAAGCTCGCCCTTATTGGTCTCACGGAGCTTGAGGATCGAGTTCTCTTGATGGAGCTTCTGCAACGAGGCATTGGCCTGCTGGAGCGCCTGCATGAGCTTTTGCTCGTTGGGGCTTGGGCCTTGGCCCAGAGCTTGCGGTGGCACCATACGTTCCAACCGCTGGGCGGCGTCCTCAGCCCCCGGAAAGTCACCCTCGCGGAGCATAATATCACCGATCAGGTGTGTAAGATCAGGCGCCTGTGTAAGGATTTGCGTGAAGGCCTCAAACGCCTGCTGGCGTTTGGTGGCATAGCCGGGACCGATGTCCGCCTCAACAGAGAAATTTCCCATTGTAGGGTTGAAAATGAGCCTCAAACCATCCTGATCCCTTGCAATTTGCTGGTCTAACATGACCTTGGCTTGAGGGTCAATTAAAACCTCCGAGTCAGTGCCATTCTCTGCCAAAATCCTTGTTACCCGTTCAACATCGTAGATCTTGGGCACAACATTGAGAATAATTTTTCCAGTGAACCTCAGCGCCATACCCAAATTCCGCATAAAATGGCTCGTTGCCGTATCACCCTTCATCTGGCGGCTTTGTATAGCCCTACCTGTCCGCTCATTGTCAGCCTGACCCATCGAGTTCTCAGCCTGGCCACTCACACTCATAAGTTCTTGCCGGGAAATTTCCATGCCCTGAATATATGCCTGAGCCATCACCGGCGGCGGCGGACGTGAGGGCGGCGGGATTGGCGTCACCCCATCATCCTGAAGTCCATTATACACCAAGACACTGTAGTTGACGGTATTGGCCGTATCCCACATATACTCATAGCCCTCAATCGCCGCGCTTGAGGCAATCCACGGCACCTTGCTCTGCAATGCGACGTTTTCGACCGCGCTGCTGGTCCAATAGTTATACATGCGCTGCGGGTCTTTCATCGCCCGCGTATGACCGCGCCTGTCCATTATTCCATCTACGACGTACTCCTCACCAGGAAGCCTCACAATGGGGATATGGTCGCCAGGCCAGGTTTTTGTCTCAGCCAGCTGATCGCCAACAATGAGGTGACGCTTAACCACAATTCTATGAGTCTTACGTTTGCGCGTCGTTGACTCGTTTTCAATTTTCTCTCTTAGGACTTCAGGGATTTCACTCGCCAAAATAGTCATCGGCTCGTTGCTTGCCGAGTCCAGGTATTGGTACAAGGTGTCAGAGATTTCCTCTTTGACCCAATACTCCGCCTCGATGCAATAGTTTTGGTCAATCCACGCATCATTAAAGCCCAAAGGAGTCGAGCCAATCAACCCATGAAGCTTTGGGTACTTCTTTCTGACATCATCCTTGAGGCTTTTCTTGAAGACAAAGCAAAACTTCGCATCAGAGCCGTCTTTTTGCTCAATGTCGGGGTCCATCATCACCGAAAGCGGATCGTTAATCGGCACGATGTAGAGGTCTTGGTTGAAGGACCTTGGGTCCTCATAGTCCGTGATGAGCCTCCAATAACCAATACCGCCGGTTATCATAAACTTCACAGCGACTTCTTGCACATCCTTGAATTGACTCTGGTATTGGATGCGCCGAACAATGCCCTCCCAAACATCAGCGGCTGCCTTGGTGGCGCCATTTCCAGTGGGCCTTATCGAGATGGCCGGGGAATTATCAGTCAGCTCGTTGATGAGTTGGAGATTGTGCTGGCGCGTGTCGTTGATGGTGAGGCAAGGCTTCGCATCAACCTCGCGATCCTTCCTAATATCATCAGGCCACTGAAAACCATTATCACTATCAGCATTGTGGAACTTTACATCCAGAAGAAACATCTTCCGGGCGTAGCTTTCCCAATCATCAGTGCGCTTAAAGTCATCCTGGGCCTGAGAGACAATGGGATTGAGCAGAGAGTCATTGTTGTGCTCTGGCTCTAGTGTGAAATCTACCATTTACCTCATCCACCCATTGTTAGCGCGGGCCAAGACCCCAGCCTGCCTTTTGATCCTGCCCAAAAGACCACCAACCTCAGCATTTTCTATGTCACGCCCTGTTTGCCCCTTGGGCGGCTTGGCCGCTACAGCCATGTACCTAAAGGCATCAGCGCAATGGGAAGTCCAATCATGCACAGGCTCGCGACTCAAGTTGTTCTTCCCCTGGGAACCCTCGGTATCAACCTCATAGTGGTAGTGCCGCAGGGCATTAAGCCCCTCCGCGCACTTCTCCTTATCAAAGTAGCACTTTTCAAAAATCGTCCTCGCCGCGTTGATGCCGTCTTTGACGGTGAGCTTTGGCACGACACGGACCTTGAACCCAGCCTTCCGCATGAGTTCCTCAATGGACATGCCCGTGCCTAGAGTCTTGGCCCGCCCATCATGAGGAATATACATGGTGTCGTAAAGGTAGCGCTTGGTTTGGCAAAACTTGAGGTAGTGACTTAGAGCCTGAAGGTTGTTTTCATAATAGTCGATGAGATGAAATTCAAAACCTACCCTTTGCATAAACCAGAGGGCCGTTGAGTCCTGATGCCCCAAGTCCCAAAACACATTGACGCTAACAGTGGGCTCATAGGGCACCGAGCAAATGCGCTTTTCTTCCATCGCCAAGCGAAGCTCAGCGGCATAGACAGCCCCATTGAGGTTGCTGACACACTCTCCTTCCCAAACATTCAACCATTGATCGTAGTTTTTGGCCTTGAGAGCCAACATCTCGGCGCGGAGCACATCGGTGAACCAGGGATTGTCCCGCCAATTCATGCGGATAAGTTGGCAATCCTTCGGGGTGTTTTTTATGAAAAGGTCATAAGTCGCATCGGTTTCCAATCGAGGGTTGAAGGAGACCCAAATCTCCGATCCCTCCTTACGAATGGTGGGGATGAGGATGTTCCACGAGGTTGCCGAGGTGCTTTCGGCCTCCTCGACCCAGGCGATATCAACGCCTTCATAGGATTTGATCCTCGAGACATTGTGCCGAAGGCCCTCAAACGAAAATTGCGTCCCATTTTGGCCGTGGATGTATTTTTGCTGCACATTGTAAAATGACTCAAGGCCCATTGCGACAATTTGGTCACTCAAGAGCTTGTGTACAGAGTCGGCCATAGAGTTTTGCAATTCGCGGGCGCACAATATACGCAGGGGCTTCTGCGCCCCCAGCAGCAGCAGCGCCCTAGCAATGCCCCAGCTCTTGGCCCCGCCACGCCCGCCATAAAGTACCTTATACCTAGAGGGCTTAAAAAGCCCTGCTAGCTTGTCAGGGAAGGCATTGGCCGCCGGTGCGGATGGAGAGATGATTTCATTCATGCTGTTGGAAAAGGGAAGCCCTGGTCACACCTTAGATTGTCTAAAATGTGACCAGGGCTGGGCCTCAAATCCGAATCCCCTTAGCCTTGCCCATGTAACCTGTAGCCTTGGGCTTTTTGGTCTCCGACTTCGGAGCGCCCTTGGGGTCTTTGCCCTTCATGCCGTCCGACATGGTCTTGGGCTTGCCCACAACCTTGCCCTGCCGATCCTCGATCTCCTTATCAACTGAGCCCTTTTTCCCCTTCAGCATCTTCGCAAAGGGAGTTCCTTTTTCAGCCATCTCTTTTGTCCTCAAATGTGGGGCATTTGCCCCAAGTTAAACCAGGGCACTATGCCCTGGTCTTAGAGCACCACGCCGTAGAGCACAAACGTCCCGCTCACCGTCGCCGTTGGCGAGTTGTTGGTCATCACAATGACCGCCGAGCCGACACTCAGCGTAATGCTCGTAACCTGGAGCGATGGCTGCTGGTTGAACGGCAAGACCGCCGTGGCCGTGCCATTCTGCAGTTCCAGCAGCAGCCGCGAGTTGGCGATCTGGAGTGAGTTGGTCCAAGTCAGCGTGTAGGTCCCACCGGGCGGAATGCTCACTGTCGGTGAGGTCAGGGTCGTCTTCTGCGTGTTGCTCGTGACCGTTCCGGTCGTCGCTGTAGCTGCCGTGATAGTAACCGCCGCGCCCGGCGTGGCCGTGAGGATAAAAGCCAGAGCCGCCAACGAGATCGCCGCGGTGAGGGGAAAGGAGCCCGCCCCTGCTGCGACGGTGGGGTTAGTATCGGCCGGAAAAGTCTCAAAACCCGTCGCGCTCGCCGGGGGAAGATGGGTCATCCCATCAGTATTTACGCCCGCCATGATGATAGTCTCCTATGTTGATAGTAGGCGCAGCCTACCGAGGGTTGCCGAAGGTAGTCAAGCCACTCCACAAGGTTCCGGCAAAACTTGTGAGCAAACCTATGCCGAAGGCTCAAGTGCTTGCATATCAGAGCATAGCCTAAACCTATCGACCAAATCTATCTCCAGAACCTTGAGGGCTCCAAACATCGGCCCAAAGCGACAAGGTCCCGTCACTGCACTAATGAAGGGATCTTCGGTGCCACTTAGCCCTATCACTGCAATGGCCTGAATATCGCCCTTTCGAGCCAACTCAAGGTATTGCTCAAGCACCTTCACCAGTTCCTCGTTGGGGGCCTGGCCCTCATATTTGCAGCCAAACCCCAGATCAATTATTTCCGCCATCTTTATGGGCTCCTACATTGTGAACAGGGAGAGGATTTTGTATCGTTGGGGCCTTGTAAATATACGTCATGAGGCTGAATGCCGCACCGGCCAGCACACTGCAGATGGAAATTATGGCAAAGGCCCGCGACCAGAAATTTGAGGCCTCTTCTTGGCGCTGCTTTTTGGCCAGGGCGTTGGCATCGCGGACCATCTTCTCGGTAAGCACTGGCTTCAGCTCCTGAGTTTGCAAATCAAGAGCCAATTTAACCTCATGCACCATGTCATCCTTGACCTTTATGATGGTCGAGTTGACTTGTTCCAATTCCCTCCCAAAATCGCTCATTTTCTGTTCAAGCCCATCCATGCGTTTATCGCCGCCGTCGAGTCTTGCAAAAACAATGCCTAGTTGAAAATCGTGCGAGGTGTTGATTGGGCTATGTCCAGCATCTTCAACCATTTTATTCTCCAGTCAAACAAACCTCAGTAACGTCGTAGCTTGTCTATGAGTTTTTCCATATCCTCGGAACTTTCTGCCAGCCGCCCCAAATGCCTAATTTTTTCAACAAAACTAATGTTCCCATGCTGGCATTCATGGAGGAAGAGGTTCAGGCGTTCCTCAAACGAGCTTAGTCGATCTGGCTGGGGTTCCCTAAAGTTGTGCCCGCGTTCCACTAACGGTAATTGTCCCTGGATTTCATCCCTTGCCATGATTTTTAACCCTTTCCGCCAACTCATAAAGAGTCTTCTTATGAGAAAATTTCAACGCGCGGCTCTCGGCAATGCCTTGCAGTTGCCCCGGCAACAAGCCGTCGTTTTGAGACTTCTCAAACAAGCCAGCAAGTTTGTTGATCGCGTAGCGAATGTAGATGAGATCGGCCAACAGCAGCGCCTCGGCCAAAAGCAACTCTTCTAGGCGCTTTTCCCACGGTGGTAGAGGCGGGGAGTTGCCCCCGCCTCCCCCGCCAACGCTATCAGCTCGAGGCATTTCAAGCCTCCTCGGAGGGTGGAAACGCGATGGCTTCAAGGGCTTGGCGCGCCGTCGCCACGGTCACGGCGTCTTCATCGGTGAGCGGCTGGCCTTGCAGGGCTTTTTCAATGACCGGCACGGCGGCGGCGAGAACCGGGTAGAGTGTCTGCGCCACCTGTAGCAGCGCAAGGATTTCGGCGAGTGCGGGCATGGCGTCAGGCTCCTTCGTGTGGCGTGATGAGGAAATTGTAAACCGATCCGGGCTTAAACGCGCCGAAAATGGCTTCATTGGAAACCGTTATTTCAAAAGTTCCATTTGGAGTGGCCGAAGAATAGTTGCTGTCTTCTGGATGGCCAGACCAAATTGCGCGCATGGTTACTGTTTCGCAAGACGGAAAAAGCTTTACCGACTCGCATACCATTCTAGCGGTGATGTTCATATTCAGGCTCCTGGTTTGATGTTGTGATCGGTTTCGTATGTCGTGAGCGCCGTGAGAGCCACGCTGGCGGCCTCAAGTTCGGCGGCGTTGGTCACGTCGCCACCGGCAGATGCGGCGGCTTCCAGCGGTGCCAAGGCAGCGTCCACCTGCACCTGATACCCCTTGGCTTGGGCGATGACCGCAGCGCTGGGGTTGGGCAGTTTTTCGTAAGCAATCAGACCGGCGAGCGCCGCGGCATCGGCGGACTCAATGGTGATGAGCGCGGACGGGCCGGGCGTGGCGCATCCGGCGAGCATGACAAGGGCGGCGAGAGGGATAAAGCGTTTCATGGTGTTGCCTTTGTAATTGGTACTACCAGCGGTGTGCTGGTAGTGGTTTTGGAATTGACTTGGTTAACCAGGTCAACTGAGGTGGCCTGAAGGTCCTTTTGGAGGACAATGTTGTCGGGGACCAGGGCCTTGACCACCGCGAAAACAATCGCCCCAACAGCCGTCGAGAGACTTGTCGAGTGGTCAGTGTACTGCGAAATCGCTCCGGCGGCTGTCGCCACCAGTGCCATAACAGCCGTTTGGTTTGAGGGGCTATCCAACCATTTTTGAACAGAACCAAAATTCATCACAAAACTCCTTATCTGACAACGAGAACAATATAGGTCCCAGCCGGTGGAGTCAACGCCCCGCCGGTGGTGTTTTGAAAAGTCACGGCAAGCGTGTTGGCAGCACTTACTCGCGCGCCGCCAAGACCAATCCCTGGCGTAACGGCAGGCGGACTCAAGTCAACAAAGTCCCCCACGGCAAGACCAGCCACTGTAAAGATTTGCTCTGCAGTTGCACCACCAGCGACGCTTAGGGGCGCGAGGCTCACTGGGATTTTTCCCAAACCAATGAGAACACTTCCGAGCGCCGCCTGTGTGGCGTAGCCAATTTGCATGTGCTTTGGGATGGCATCGAAGTTGAATGAGCCGTCACGCCAATAAGTCATGGTCTTACCTCACCACGAGGATGTTGTAAGTGCCAACCGGTGGTGTGAGCGCTCCGGCGGTGTTGTTGGCAAACTGAATGGCCAGGGTGTTCGCAGCGCTGACACGACAGTTTGTGACCGAGATCCCGGCCACTAGGCTTGGTGTCGAGACATCGACATTGTCGACAAGCACCAACCCCGGCACGGTAAAAGTCTGCTCAACAGTTGTGTTTGCTGCGACGCTGGCGGGGGTGATGGTTTGCAAAATCTTGGCAATGCCGGTAAGGCCCACACCAAGCCCTACCAACTGCAAATCCGATGGAATAACGCTGTCGTCTAAAGCACCTTTTGTCCATGTGGGCATCTTAGCTGTCCTTTTCTCTGGGGGCCTCGGCCCTTAGTTACTGCACACTTTCCCAAATCGTAGCGGTGGCGGCCGATGCAGCGATAGCCCGAAGTTGCGTGTTGGGGAGCATCAGGTTGCCCTGACCCAGAGTAAGAAACGCGCCGGGGCCTAAGTATGCCCCAACTGAGCAGGTGCTGCTCGATGGTGCAACGAGCGTCCCGGTGCCAAAGGTCAAACAAACCCCAGCGGTTCCCTCATCCTCAATAATGATAACTCGGTAGGTGCCAGGGCTTCCCACATTCGTTGCGACTGTGCCAATGGGCACATTTACCTCCGTCGGCGTGCCATACCCAAGTACCAGCTGCTGGGTTTGGGCATCAGCCCCCTGAAGTCCCAGCAGCCAGGCCCCAAGCACACAAGAGACTTTGAATAAATTTTTCATTTCACAAGTGTCCCTTTCATGGCCGCGACATAGTTACCAATGGCCCCAGGCCCATTGTAGAATTTGGCGAAGGCGCCAAATCGCTCACCCTCCCAATCATCAATGGCCTCGTTGGGATCATACCCCCGAGGTTTGATAAACAACCCAAAAAGCTCTTGCTGGAGGGCGTCATTTGAGAAGATGCTTTGGAGGGGCACATCGCCCTGGGCAAACGAATAGAGGTTTGCCCCAAGCATTTGAAATTTGCCCCAGGAGGTGGAGGCAATCATGAGGGCTGTGGCCTCTGAGCACTTGTTAGCACCCATGATTTTGCTGACCTGCCCCTGGACCCACGAGGGATCACTCTCAAAAAGCTCCTGCTCAAATCTCAAGGCGCCGGAGTTATTGGAACTCTCTACAAGGGCAATGCAATCAAGAAGGATCATTTGAGTTCACTCCAGCTGTAGAGGCCAGATACTGTGCCGCCCCCCGAAATTGATGCGGAGACACTGTAGCTAGCGCCAATAGGCACTACCCAGCTTATGTTGTTTTGGGTGGTGCCGTAAACGGCAGAGCCCTGGACGCCAACTGCAGCGCCGTTGCAAACGGCAGTCAGGGCCGAAACTTCAGGACCCACACCAGCATTGGTGAAGCTCACCGTGACAGACACCATTATTGGTTTAGTGCCAGAATTGGTGTAGGTTCCGCCAATGGCTCTGCTTGATGTAACATTTTGCCAGGTTTGACCAACGGCAAAGCCTGTGCCTGACGACGAGGGATTAAGCAACTGCCAGGAATTGTATGTGAGGTTCCAAACCAAAACGGAGATATTATCGGCGGGCATTTCCCCGCCAGTCAGCTGCACATTGTTTGCCAGGATAACTGGCGCAGCGCCAACCCCATTTACATTAAGGGTCGCCGGGCCGGTATTTGCAGCAGCATTTGCAATTCTGATCTCCTGACCTGAAGTGTAACTTCCGCTGATGGCTGGGGTGAGGATCGCCACTTTGGCATTGGCCGTGCCAGTGTCATATGCGAAGTTTGGGAGGCCAATCTGGTACTGGCTCACAGACATAGCATTGTTGGCGTTGGTTCCAGCCTCAACCAAAAAGGTCTGAGTTGCTGACCCGCCGATGGCAGCATAGAAGGCCGAGCCGCTTGCAGGTGCGTAGTTTGGGCTGCCGCTGGCCGGGGCGTAGTAGGGGGAGCCGCTTATGGGAGCAAACAAAGTGGACGGGTCGATCGACCCATCAGTTGTGACGGCGTTCCAAATTTCATTGCCAAACTGGTCGGTGACCAGCTGCTGAAAGGCCCCAACTCCCCAAATTTGGGCCCTCCCATTGCCATCAAGCACAATCGGATTAGTATTGGGAAGAGTCAAAAGGTAGTCCGAGTAGGTCGTCGCGGGCGTGGTGGTTCCCACAGCGTAGGTGTAAACAAGGCCCCCTGCCAACGGGATACCGTTCCCATCGCAAAATTGCTGCTGGGCGTTAGGAAGAAGAAGGCTCATTTACCGCCAGGGCCCTTGGCGTGAGACATAGCGACGCCCAGCGCGTTAGGGGGGCGCGGCGCCTTTTTAGGCGCCTCTGTTCCAATCACAACCGCAGGTTTGACTGGGGAGAAGGTCTCACTTTCCTTCCAGTTGCCCTTCTTATCCACCCCAGAGCGAGAAACAATAAACCCATTGTCGATTTTCCTGATACGTAGAGTCTCATTTTGAGTCTCAGGTACTGGATAGGCCCTGGTCGGGGTCTTTGCCATCACTTTTTTCCTTTCTTGAGGACCTTGTTCGCCTTGGCGTCGATTTTGGCCTCAGTGGAGGCGCTCAGGCGCCCCTTGTTGGCCATTTCGCTAGCACGCGCCTTGGCGTTCCGGGCATGGGCCTTGTCCTCGACGGGGTAGGAACGTCCCGGCCCGGCAAAGTCACTCTTGGGGAGGGCCTTCCTCGCGCGAGATGACAGTTTGGCCACCGGCCTAGCCTTCAGCTCTTGGTCGGAGTGTGTTTGCACTCGGCCATGTGGCTTTTGCAATACTTCATGGCATCCTTGAGGTTTGCGGCGACGCCCTTATCAGCCTTTTTATCGACCTTCATGGCGTTCTTGAGCTTGGTTTCTGCTTTGTAGAGGCGAGACTCTTTCATTTGGAAGGGCCTTTCTTGCGATTGGGAGAGCCAGAGGCTCTCTTTATTTCATTTTCGCCAGGGTTTTCATGGCTTCCCGCAGCGAGTTGCTGTTTCCCTGGGGTTTGTTGGGGTCAACGGGGCGAAGGATCGTCTTGGCAACACTCAAATCCCGAGTTTTGCTGTATTTGTTGGTGTTGTAGGGAGTTTTGGTATCCTCAACTTCACGCAGGGCCATGATTTTCTCCAATGCTGCGCCCATTAAATGGGCCATATCATCGAGGTATTCTATCGCCGCCCGGCCCTCAAGGCAAGGCTTTAATGGCTTCCTTGGAAGGGAGGGCTTTTTAATGTGATAAGCGAGGAATATGTGGGAAATTCCCAGCCAATTAAATCCCCCCACCCCATCCAATGCAGCGGGCGTTTTACATCAGACTCTAGAGCTTCTCTGATGGAGTGCACAGGGAGCGCGGAGCGCCGTGAGAGGTTTCTGCAAACCACAATGCCGTGTGGCTTTGCCCCCGTAAGCATCTCAAACACCGGCAAATACAAATGGGAAAGTTGAGTGTAGGCATCGGCGCAGTCGGTGAGTTTGCACTCGATTATTACCAAGGCACCGTTGACCTTGAGGACATAGTCAGGGCAGCAAAAACCGGGGCCATTGTCGTCACAAAACTCAACCCAAACATTGGCTCGCGCCTGCGGTAAGGCTTTGCCGACCTCTTTTTCATACTTGAGGCCTTCGCGCTTCGCCCCGGTTGCGCGGGACTTGGGCCAGGGGTTGCTGTACGCCAAGCGTGCCCATTTGAGTCTAAAAACTTCTCTATGAGGCATTTTTCACAACCCAGCCGCCAAAGATCCTTTCAACTATGATTTCCTTCACCGCCAGGCGCTCTCCGGTGAAAGCATCATATTCGGCCCAGGCAACAGTAGTTTGAGAGTGCCAAATATCCACAACGGTGCCAGAGATGCCCAGATGGGGCAAGTTCATTTCATCGCCAAGTTTGGCTTTAATCCTCATGGGGCGCCTCGAGATAGGGGCCTTTGACCCCAAACCTCGCAACCGCAGCAGACATTTGCTCTGCACTTGCCTTTAGGCCGCAAAATGCCGCCAGGGTTTGGACGCAATTACCAGGCCAGGCCAGGGCCTTTTCATAGGAGATCATCAAGGTTGGAAGTTTGGCCTTGTCCATGTGCTCGAGGGCCAGGGTTTGCTCCCTGACAATGAAATGAGGGCTTGTCTTGGCACTCTTTGCCACCGCTAGGGCATCACGAAAGACCACTACCAGGCGCGGACTGCGAAATATCTGCAGTTGTGGGGGAAAGAGATGGTTGTGGAGGGAGGGAAATTTGAAGCCCCATTTGGGCCACATGGCGTTGTAGCGCTCGCGTGTGTGGCTTAGGTCCAAGGGGAAGAAATGATAAATGGCGTGGCGCAATGCGAGGTCTTCGTAGATGCCCTCAGTGAGTTGCTCGCCCATAGATAGGCCCAACTCGACCAGGAGACTCGCCACAAGGCTTGTGCCCGAGCGCCCGACGCCACTTACGATGATGGTGGCGTCGGGCGGGCAGGGAGAGGGGTGTAATAGGAGCACCTAGAGTTTGCCCTCTGGCGTGAGGGAGCCCTCAATAACTTCCCCGACCTTGGCGCCCAACTTTGGGGCGAGGGCCTCATTCTCAAGGTGCGGGCTTTGCACAAACGTCACATTGAGATTAAGCCCGGCCCCGCCACTGGCTGGGGGCGCGTTTGGCTTGGTCACGGTTCTATCCAGCATTTGCTTGCCGATTTCAAGCAACATATTGTCACTTATCTTATCCGGCTCGTTTTCGAGGCGCTCTTGCAGTTCGTCGATCGCGGCGAGGCCAAGGGCCGAGAGGCGCTCATGAACATTGATGAATACTTCCTGGGCCTGAGTTTTGTAATACTCAATTAATTCTTGGAAGGCCGGATCCCTCTGGAGGATGCTCACCCTACTGGGGCTGTAGCCTGTGATGAGTCCACACTCGCCGGGCTTGCGACCCTCCGCCAAAAGCCTTGCCAGCAAATGGTGCGTGTGCCTGATCTTTACCAGGGGCGTTGTGCTGCTGGCATAGTCGGGCGGATTGTTTATTACCTCGAGGTCTGCCTCGTTGAGCTCCCTGATGACCACGCCTTGGAAGCCTGCGGCTTGCCGCCGCCCGCGCGCGGAGCCGATGACGATGTCCTGGAGGTCGAGAAAATCCCTGGTCATTGGAGGATTGTAAGGGCGCTTGCGCGCTGGTGTCAAGATGCAAATGGGGAGTTTTGTGCTCTGCGGAAAAAGGTGGGACGAGGGATTTTTGGAAAATACTCTAGTGCTACCTAGAACTATTCCTTTCTCGCGCGCCCGTGGCGGCCCCACCGGGGGGAGTGGCCATGGTGGCATTGCGCCCAAGAGGGGCGCGCGCCGCATGTTGCATTGGCACAAGACTTGCTAGCGAGCCGTGGCCTATAGGCCCATCTTACATTAAAATTTTTTAACAAATCTTTTCTTGCCGAGCGAGCTCGCATGGTGCATATGTTGTTCATGGAACGGGGCTGGTCCCCGTTCCGGGGGCGATGACCGCCCCACCCCACCGGCCCATATGGGCCAAACTGGAGCCCGCGTGATGCGGCCCGTTCGTTCTTTCACATAGTTCATCCGCCCGCACCACCACCGGCAATACCGCCGTGTGGGGTGGCGGGCTTTTTTCATGGAGCCCTACACAATGGCTAAGAAAAACGACGCTAATGTTGCCACCGTTGAAACCCCCACCACGGGGATTTTTGACACCGGCAACATCTCGGTTCCATCGCAAACATTGGAGTTTGACGGTCATACGGTTTCCACCGGCAACCTGCCGGTGGCATCATTGGCCTATCTCCTCCAATACGGTTTCGCCCAATGCCTGCAAGACATGTCCCTCGCCCAAATCCGGGCCGGGGCGGAACGCAAAGGTATTGAGATGACCGCCGGTGAAGTTGCCGAGGCCCTAACCGCCCGGCGCGCCGCAAAGGTCGAAAACTTGCTGACCGGGCAAATTTTTGTCCGTAAGGCCGGGGTGCCCAAGGGCACCACATTTGACAAGATGGTGCACGCTGTTGCCAAAGAGATGGTCACAGCCGCCGTCATCAAAAAGGGTATCGCCATGCCCAAAGGCGAGGCCCTGGTCAACCTCATCACCGCCTATATCGGCAAATATGGCGACTCGGTCCGGGCAGAAGCTCAGCGCCGAATCGACATGGCACCGCAAGCGGCGGAAATCGACATCGACGATCTCTTTTGACACTCATGGCCGGGGGAAACCCCGGCAAAACCCCGCATGGTACGCCCAGCGGGGTTTCTTTTTGCCCAGGGCCGCGCGCGGCATGAGTCTCCAGTGGACCAAAGGCCCTGGAGTCTCCGGCGCTTGCGCCCCTTTTGCTGAGTCTCTTGTCTAAAACTTTCGACGATGCCCCGCATCTTGCACTCATGCCCCACATCTTGCGACGAAATTGTACAGAGTCTCTAACAATGTTAGTGAGCGATAAGTGTGACGTGGGAATGTATTCCTAGCATGGGACGAGTTTTGTTATCCCCACTCCACAAGTTTGGCCCAAGCCACTAACAAAACTGCCTTGGCCGAAGGCCAATCTGGTCCCACCTTAAACAATCCACAATGGGACGAGCAAGCCAACCTTGAGCCTCGCTCCCAGACAAACCCTGGCTTGCTGCGAGGCTTGCCGCTGCGCTTGGAGCCCTCCAGGGAGTTGGCATTAGTGGCATATTCCTGGTGCAAGTATGGGATGGGGACTCTGTTAGTTGAGGCCCAGAGAGGGGGATTTTTTTTTTTTTTTTTTTTTTT